TCAAATCTCTTTCGCCGAACCTTCCTGCGGTTCAGGAATCCCTAATTTATCCCGCACCCAACTTTCCGAAATCTGCACGCCAATGCCCGTAAGTTTAGGGATGGCATCTGCAAATACCGATAAATCTTCATATTCTTTCGTGTCAAACTCAAAATAAGGGATACGATGTGGCGCAATATTCGGATCAACATTAATTTGCAAATACGGCAAAATGATTTGTTGAGTGATAGTTTGCGCAAGGTGGCACAATGACAAAACGTTGTGATCAGCCGATTTGTATTGAGTATGAAGAATGCGAACCGAATAAATACGGTGAGATTCGTAAGAAAATTGTGGGGGTAAAAAACAGATTCACAGAAAAGAAAATCATCACCAAATTAAAAAACTGGGTGATTAAATCAGCGAAAAGTGCGTTGGGTTCCACCGCACTTGATTCGGAGTCCACCGAAACAAACAAGGCGCATCGCGCCGCTTGGACTTGTGTCAATAACTGTAACCGTTCAAAAATTGAACAGCAAGCTAATTTATTGATGTTGCCTATCGGTTCGCCATTAAAACCGTCACAAATTGATCTTTTAATGCGCCATGGAAGGTTACGGCTTAATGACTATCGGTGGATTTGTTGTGAAAACGATGAAGTTTTCATTAAAGAAGAAAAAATTCCGTTGGCTCAAGCCTTTGGTTGGGGCGAGAGCTTGGGGGATTTTAGGGTTAATTAGATAAAAATAGATGAATTATGCACTATTGTAATTGAATATTAAGAGGAAATTAAAATGGCAGACTTACAACAGCTTATCAAAAACATCGAACAATGGGCGGAAGATCGCAATTTGATTGAGGGTTCTACCCCGCAGAAACAATTCATTAAATTAATGGAAGAATTTGGTGAGCTATGTAGTGGCGTAGCAAAATTCATTCTGTTTGAAACATAAAAAACGAAAAGCGAGAATTTGAAAAAGGCGGGATTGATCTGCACCCCAAAAGTTGGACTAAATAACCAACTCACTAAGGTGTAGATTTTTTATGACCAAATACAATTTTCTTTTCAAGCAACAAGTCATCGAATTTTATCTTCAAAATGGTAAAAATAGTTCACTTACCCGCAGGCATTTTCAACTTGCCGAAACAACATTAGAACGTTGGATTAACCAATTTAATCATAGTGGAATCAATGGGCTAGCCTTGCTGGGTAAGAAGCGAAATTACTCACCTGAATTTAAACTTAACGTGATACAAGCGGTTAAAAATGGGAAATTTTCTGCAGAAGCCGCTTGCTTACATTTTGGCATTGCCAATTCAGGCATTGTTAGTCAATGGTTGCAAGCCTTTGAAAAACAAGGTATAAACGGCTTAATCCCCAAACCTAAAGGTCGCCCAACCATGAAACTCCAATATCCTAAAATGCCGCCTAAACCGAAAACACGAGAGGAAGAACTAGAATTGGAAAATCTCCGACTACGTGCGGAGAATGCCATTCTAAAAAAGTTGCAAGAGCTCAACCAACAAAAAATGCAGAAAAAGCCGCTATCGTAAAGGCATTACGCGTTCATTTTCCGCTGCCCATTTTATTAGATTTAATCGGCTTGGCACGCAGTGTTTTCTTCTATCACTTGAAGACGAAAAACGATAAAAATGCAGCACTCTCACAAGAAATCGCCTCTATTTATCACGATAATCACGGAAACTACGGTTATCGCCGTGTGACGTTTAAGCTAAGAGAAACCATTAAAATTAACCATAAAAAAGTGCAACGTATTATGCAATGGTTGGGGCTTAAGGGAAAATGCAAGACACAAAAATATCGTTCTTATCAAGGTGAAGTCGGGCATATTGCGGATAATCTGTTACAACGCGATTTTACTGCAACACAGCCTAATGAAAAATGGACAACCTATATTACCGAGTTCAAGTGTGCGGAAGGCAAGCTCTATTTATCCCCAATTAAGGATTTATTTAACAATGAAATTATTGCTTATGATTTAGCGCGAAGCCCGAACTTTGAGCAAATTACCAGAATGATGAAACAAGCTGTAGCAAGGCTTGAAGGCGCAAAACCGATTTTACATTCCGACCAAGGTTGGCAGTATCAGATGATAGGTTATCAAAACATACTCAGGGAGAATGGCATTCAACAAAGTATGTCAAGGAAGGGGAATTGTTTAGATAACAGTGCGATGGAAAGCTTCTTTGGGCGATTAAAAACGGAATGTTATTACGGCAAACGATTTGAAACGTTCGAACAACTGGAAAAAACGATTCATGAATATATTCATTATTACAACCATGAGCGCATTCAGGGGAAACTAAAAGGACTCAGCCCTGTGAATTACAGAACTCAGTCCTTGAACTAAATCAGTCTAACTTTTTGGGGTCAGATCAGATAACCCCGCCTTTGTTTTATAGCCGTTGAGCAATTTCTGCCATATCAGGTGCGTAATAAGTATTTTGCAGAATACTGAGATCTCTATGGCCCGATATTTTGGCTAATACCATTACATCCACTTTTTCTGCCAATCGTTCACGGCGGGTGTCGTGAAAATGTAAATTGGCATTTTCAAGCCCTTCCATCTTTTTGAGCTTTCGGAAGTTGTGATCCAGTTGGCGCGCTTCCATTTGGAATACTCACGGATCACTTTCTGTTTTTACCGAAGTAAGATGTTGTAAAATCTCTATTGCTTTTACCGAAAGAGGCGCTGTGCTTGAATGTCCATTTTTAGTAATTGGCAAAAAGGCGGTGCGCTTTTCAAAATTAATATTATTCCAAGTTAAACTTGCTATTTCCCCTGCTCTCATTGCTGTCTCTATAGCAAAAAGAAATGCAGCCCCGTGCAATTTTGTAAGGTTTTTGGCGGTTCAATATGTTCGACATCATAACCTGACACAAAAATCAGACGCTCAATTTCATGTTCATTATATCGACGAGTTCTTGGTGCTGGCGCTTTTGGTTTCTCAAGATATTTTAGGGGGTTTTCTGTTATAAAATCCCATTCAATCGTTTTGGCCATTAGAGCAGAAAGCGAACTACGTTCACGCAAAACTGTTGCTGGAAAGACTTCTTTTAATCGTTAATTTTACCACTCACGAAAGTGTGCTTTTCCTATTTCTTGTAAAGATATTGCGGCAATCGGAGTTCGAGAAAGACGCAGTAGTCTTATGCGCTCTTCACGTTTCCCGTGCTTGGTTACAGTGACTTCTTTTAGATACTTATCAATCAGTTCATCCAATGTAATATCAGGGATTTCATTATACTTTCCTGATTCGAGCTGTTTTTCGAGCATTTCTGCCCATTTTTTTGCGTCTGCTTGAGTCAAAAAAGTGGCTGATTTGCTCACGCCAAACTTGCGCACTTGTGCGTGCCAACGCTTGCCATTCTTGATAATTGTCGCCATTGTTTATTCCATAAAAATGTGTGCAAAAATGTGTGCAATGGAGTATAGAACAGATCGAAATCGATCCCAATCGGTATAAAAATACTACCTTTTAGGCGATTTTGATATAAAAAAGAAGGTGTGTTTTAGTGTGTGAAATTATATAAGCTATTGTTTTTACTTATATTTTATCTATTTCTCTCTGAGAATTGGGGAATAAAGAAAAATAGAGATGGTGCGACTAGCTGAAATAGACTTTATATGTCATGCTATGTATCAACAGTATGTGGCAAATTTTGTACGGTATTTGTAATACTAAATGTAATACCAAAAAAAACGGCGGAATTACCCGCCGTTATTGCCTTACTATTTTACCTCTAAATCTTTAATTTTGCCACCAGCAAAAATATAAGGGTTGATATATCCGTGATAATTTTCAGGTGCGAAATCTTCTGGTTGAGTTTTTACTAGCTCAGATAATGCCCACTCGTAAGGGATTGCGTCCCAATCAGGCACACCAGGGATAGTAAACGTATTAACGCTCAAACTCTCTTTTCCCTCCTCTTTTTTGTCTTTTGACACATAAGACGAGATCGTCACAAACGTATTGCCACTAGTGTATTCAGTTTGCAATCCACTAACAACATGGTAACTTGCGCTTGCGCCTGTTCTCGACTCTTCGATTTTTTTGTCGATGTATTTCATTTTTTTACTCCTAATAGTTAGTTATATCTACAATAATTGCATTAAAAAAGTAGGAATTATCGTTGTAACTCATCCCGATTCTCCCTGCTCCACGGTCATCATAATTAACAACATTAAATTTGATATTCCCGTCCAGTCTAACGCTACGCATTACACGTCGGCAAAAATCAGGGTTAATATTCAAGGTAAACCCATAATTTGACAAAATAACCCCATATTTACTGCCTGATGGTTGGGTTTCGGTAAAAGCGCCTTTATTTAAATTTGTATCAATGCCTTTTATAGGGCGGAGAAATTTATGATTGGACGAAAATATAACTCGCCCATTACTATCGTAGGTCTCTACCCCGTATCCGCTACTTTTTGCTGTACTCGTGTTGAATATCATATAGTCTATATATTTTGCATTAGGACTATACAAAATGATTTTGCCACCAACTTTTTTAAGCTGGGCTACATCACCATTACAGCCTGATATCACAACAATATCATTATCTGCTACAGATATTTCAGCAAGATTACCATTAAAAATGGCGTTCCCTCGTCTTTGTAATGACATGCTTAAAAATCCGTCATTTACATCTGTAAATCCTGCAAATCCGAACATTAATAGACTCCATAAAAAATTCTGATTAATGGTTTAGTTCTGAGGTTTCCCTTATAACGAAAATCCATAGGTGATTTAACCGTCCCCGTAAAATTATTCCCGCTTATTCGACCATTTGATATATACGGTATATCAACACTTATCGCCACTCTATGCGATAATTCTTGGTTATTTGATGTTAATATGATGGGTATAAATACTACCTGTCCATCCGTGTTAACAGATATGCTGAAATTACCTATTGGTAAATCACGATATCCAATATATCTAAATAATCTATTCTCAGTTGAAAATGTAGCATTCCCAACATTATCAAATGTTTGAATTCCTTGAGATGGCACTTTAGCTTTCCCTCTTTTTAAAAAAAATAGCCATAACATTACTGCCATGGCTATTATCGCAAGCATAATAAAAATCATAATCGGCCTATTTTTACCCTAACATTACCACGATCATCATAAACAATAATCTGGTCATTATTTATAACCAAACCTCTATTTTGAGAGCTTGCTCGAACGAGGAAATTACCTGTTCGGCCAACTCGTAGAATCCCATCATTACCGCTTATATCAATTTCACCTCCAGATATTAGTGGCGATCTAATCTCTTGGTTTGCTTGGATATGTCTCCCGATAATTGAGCCGTCAGCCAGTAAATCACCACTTAAAGCAAGCTGGTTATTAGAGACTGTAAAAACATTTTTAACAGTGCCATCGGTAGCGCTTTTAACAACACCGAATTTGTCAGCCATAACAATAACTGAGCTTTCCGCCGTTTTGCCATCACTTGACGCACCAAGTGCAATACCTGCAATTGCCGTACGTCCACCCGCAACGACTTGGGTTTTGATGGTGTGCGTACCTGACAATTTACCACTGACATCAGCTACAGTTTTACTGAGTTGCGTAACACTAGATTCAGCATTCGCAACACGACTTGTTAGCGCTGAGGTTTTCTTTGCTTCCGCCGTGTCCGCATTCGATCGAGCCGTCTTCTCCTCTGCGATTTTTGCATCTAAATCAGTTTTTGCCTTACTAAATGCAGCACTTAACTGATTTAACTGAGTTGCTGTCGATGACTTAGCGTCAGATACCGCTTTTTCAACCTTTGATATTCCGCTTTCGGCATTCGTCATGCGAGCAGTCAAGGTTGTTAACTGCATTGATGTAGCTTGATCTTTTGTCGCTTGTGATGACTTGTAATGATTTAAATCTGCTGATAAATCACCAACAGCACCCTCTAAATCTTCCGGTGCCGGCGTCCAGTCTGTAGCAACGTTACCAACCTCCAGTTTAATGCCATCAACTTTATACTCCCCCTCGGCTATGTTTCTTACTTGCACTTTATTGTAAGTAAGTTTTGATAGCGGTTTTGATAAGGTAAGAGTCTTGCTTATGCGCCCATTAAAATCAGCCACATCATTACAATAAGCGGATAACCAGCCATTAGTGCCATCCGCATAAAATAACTGTACTTCCGCGCCAGCCCGGAAATGGCGAATACCACTTCCGGCTTTAATACCTTTCGTGAGTACGCTACAAGACAATGTGATTGTTTTTAAAGTTGATACATCAATATTTGATGTAACATTATATGTTTTATTCTGATAATTTTTCGCCCCATTACCACTTAGCCCTATTGCCGTACCAAGTAGCAAATTTCGCCCTCCCACACTAATACCATCAATTTTTGCATTAAGATGTTGATTTACCTCGCTTATGCTCTGTGTTGCTGTTGTAACTGAGCGTTGGATATTTGCAATGTTACTCTCTACGCCATTAATACGAGAGATTGCATTATTTTGCCAAACTGTTCGTGCCTCCGTCTCGCTGGTAACAACCTGACGGATATCCACAAATTTTGCGTTGATTAACTCAGATTGATCTAAATCTTCCGGTGCCGGCGTCCAGTCGGTAGCAACGTTACCAACCTCCAGTTTAGGGTTGCGAAATTTAACAGTCCCCGGAGTTGATACGCCCAACAGAAACCGCCACCCTCTAAAGTTAGTCGGCTGGGTAGCAACGCCTGTGATACTCACCCGACTCCATTTACTTGGTGCCGCAGTTTGATTAATCACAATCGGATTTGTTGAGCCGCCATGAGTATTATCAATACGGTCAGCACGCAGATTCATCCAATACTTGATTCCGCCACCGGTATTATCGTCAGGTGTCATCACCTCAAACGATATGGTAACTGTTGTGCTATCAACAAGCTCATTCAGCCCCCCTTTGTGTGCATATCCTTTGATTTGATATTGCTTCCAGGTAGCGTTATCGGAGCTGATAGTCAACACGCCATTATCAACATCGATCGTAGCTTTTGACCCGCTCCCTTGAGATTTGTACCACTTGCCGTTTTTAAACGAGCTATCCAACAAATAGTTACGACCACCAACACGGATATTTCTAACCGCACTTTCAAGTGTTGCAACCTGTTGTGCACTGGTTTCACGATCTCGCACAATCGTTTGGTTGATCTGATTGATTGAGCTCTCGTGTTGTCCAATTTTTGCAGTGAGAATTTCACGCGCTTTTGATTCCGCATTATCTGCGGCTGCGCGAGCTTTCCGCTCCACCTCAATCCCACTTAAGGCACTATTCGCTTTTGCGGTAACTTGCTCAATGGCTTTCGCTTGTTGCTTATCCGCCTGCTCAAGTTTATTGATAGCCGTTCCGCGTGCCTTAACTTCCTCTTGTAGGGCCACAGTGGCCTTACGTGATTCCGCCTCGATTTTTTGAGTGAGCTTTAAACCCTCTTCCCGGATGGCTTTAGCGCGGTTATTTGCTTCCGCATTTAATGTTGCGATTCGCGCTTGCGTCTCGCTAGTTATTCCGGCTATTGCTGTTCTTGCGGTTTCTGCCGTGTTAGTTAGCTCTTTGACTAACTCTTGCGATAATGCGCTCTTGTTGATTTGTCCGTGGATATAATCAACAATCTTTGTTGCATCGCGCTCTGTTACGCCCTCGACCGCATCCGTAAATTTACCTGCGACATCTTTACTCACCATGCGCGCCCAAAAATAGTACGTTTCAGCAGCACCCAAGCCGGTGTAACTGTAACTATTTGTAGGGTATGCGAGAGTGATTAATTTACGGGCATTGGCAAAGTTATTGTCTTTACTTACCCAAATTTCGATTGCCGCATTTGTATTCGCAAAAATCGGGTTCCGCCAATTCAGGTCGATGCCCATCAACTTACTAACCGTAACCAATTCAGCGATCGTAAAATTCACGCTAAATGATTTGGTGACAGGTTCCGACAATTGGCCTACGCCATTTTTCGCGCGAATTTCTGCGGTGTAATCTCCGTCCGGTAGCCCTGTAAAGGAAATGTTCGTATTCGTTAAATCATCATAGACTTTATACAAAGTGCGGTTACCGTCAAAAGTGCGGTAGAGTTTGATTTGATATTTAACGGTAGATTCATTCTTCGCAAAATATTCAAATGATAATCTGATTCCGTCATCCGTTGCGGCCACATCAACATTTTGGATACGATAGCGATCCGGCACTTCACTAAATGATACGGGTTCAAAGTGCGCGCCACTGTCAACAATCGCTTCTTTCTGCGGTTCATGTTGTAGCGCGGTGATGGTGTACTTGCCCTTGCTTTCCTCTTTGATACTCAAAGCACGGTATAACTGCGGCTGTACTTTCTCTCCATGACGCAACCAAACGCCGTATTCTGTAAGTCCCGTCGGCGCTTTATCTAATACGATTCGGTTTCCATCCAAGACATCAATCACTTTAATGCCGGTGACTTGCGCGTCTTGGTTGTAATACAAAAACTGTTCACCGGATTTAAATGGCACTTCGCGATCAAGCGTTACAACTTTATTTGCTACAGACAGCACGCGTCCGCCTAATTGCGTTCCTGCGTAGTCATTATCCGCAACGAGGATAATATCGCCAGGGACGTGCATTAGTCCCTCGGCGCCGACGGTAAATGTGACCGTACGTGTTTCCAGCTTTTCCGTTTCCAAAATCCAACGACCTGTACGGTACGCTTGCCCGCGCGAGGTGCAACCAAAAGCAGTAACTTTTTTCACGTTTAAACCGTAACGGCGGATCAAATCATCGTCTGAAACACAGATAACATCTTTTTCATAGTTGTTCTGTGCGTTGGCGTACTCAACGTGGATTTCGTTGTGGCGCGCTTTCATAGCCGAATAAGAGTAAGTAAAGCCCTCTTTGTCAACGTTGGCGTTCGTGTACGTCCACACAGGATCAGCGGGGCGATCTTGGATTACCGTAAATTCCCGCCCGTTCCACACCGGCATTGCGCGGAAAATCGAACAAATATCATTGATAACGTCGTATGCTTGGCGTTGCTCCGTGATCCATGCGTTACAAGTAAAGCGCGGTTCTTTTCCACCAAAACCATCATCTACCAACTGATCGCAATATTGCGCCACGTTGTAAAGCGCCCACTTATCTACGGCAAAATCACCAAGACGACGACCGAAACCATAGCGTTTGTTTTTCAGCAGGTCATAAAGCACCCATGCCGGGTTGTCGCTCCATGCCGTTTTAAAGGTTCCGTCCCAAGTGCCGTTATAAGCCCGTGTTTCCGGGTTATAGTTGCTCGGCACTTGTACGATGATTCCGTAAACATCATATGTTCGATTCGGGATACTTGAAAAATAGTCCGAATCAAACTTGATGCCGACAAGCGCGGTATTTGGATAAGCTAACCGCATTTCGATAATCTCGGTATAGCTCGCCCAAATAGTATTATTTTGCAACCGTTGAGACTTACTGTCCTCGTCTATACGCTCGACGCGCACGGTAAAAGGCGTCGGCGGCAGATTATCAATCTCAATTTGGCGCAAATACTGTGAGCTGTACTTGCCGTTAATCGTTAACGGGATTACGCGCTGACCGATGGTAATATTCATCGTTACGCTCGCACCGTGCGTGTCTCCCTGATCGTTTTGCGAAAAAAGGCTTTGTACACCCAAGGTTAACCGTAAGCGTGATACCTTGCCATCCGATACCGTGCGGGTTAAAGGCGTATTTTTGCGCACCTGCGTTCCAACAGAAATTTCTTTTTCGGACGTGTTGAAACCCTCAAGAATGTCCTGATCTTGAATACCGATGCGCCCTTCTGCTTCCACATTGCTAAAATTGTAGGTTCCGTCCTTGTTTTGAATTGGCGTGTTGTCCAAGAAAACGGACTGCACCCCATTAACTAAGCCTTTAACTTCACCCTCGGAAACAATCTCAACGATTCTTACCGCCTGTTTACTGCGTCCAAATTCCGGCGCTTCATACGGCGTATGACCGCCGCCACCTCCACCACCGCCCATGTGTACCTCTCAAAATAAAAACCGCACATAAAAGTGCGGTCAAAATTCAATTCGTTTTACATTCTGCCTTTTCTAAATCCGACAGGTTTTTCACTTGTTTTCGCCGTTTCCACATCGTATGTTTCCACGCCTTGCGAAATAATTAATGAGCCGGTACGGATTTTCCCATAAGCCAGCGGCACGGGTCGCCCTTGCGCCGCCATGTTAGACAGATTAGTAAATGACGTAGATTTCTGCTTTTCGGCTTCTTTCCCTTGTCCTTGCATTGTCGGCGTTTTTGTCATCATCTGCGCAACACCGCCGAGCATTAACGCAACCCCCATATTACCGACAACTGCGCCGATACCAGTCCATCCTAAAGTGTAACCAACTACCGCCAGCACTGCGCCTGCAATAGTTTGAAAAAGCCCCGCCTTTTTAGCGCCCGCCACCACTGGGGTGATGTGAACCGTTGTACCATCTTTTAACTGATAACCAACATCACGCTCAATGTATCGATTATCCATATAACGCTTGCCAATTCGGATCTTAAAAAATCCCTTTGTAAGCACTTGTCTAAACTTGGGTAATTGACTACACAACGCACGGATGATTTCCGCCGTGTCTTTTACATCGAGCTTAAATTCACTTCCAAATTGTTTAAGGCTGCCGTAAAGTTTAACTGTGACCAATTTTTAAATCTCCATAAGCTATGCGTATGCTTGAGCCAATAACCATCGTATAAATCACGCTTTGATAACCGACGGGGGCTGTGATGTAACACCATTTGATCACCAATATAAATCGCTGCATGATTCGGCACATCAGAGCCAACTTGGATCAGGATAACATCACCGACCTGTAATTCTTTTACGTCGGTTAGGCGTTCAAAACCTTGTTCTTCCATGTGATCCATATACAGGTTAAAGCCATCTTCCCACCAGTAATCATCACGTTCAAAATTAGGAAACTCTTTGCCAGACAACCGATAAAAATCGCGGAATAACGTGTAGCAATCCGTTTGCCCGTGAATAAATTCGCGCCCAAGTAAAGGCGGCACCCACGGGAAAACATGAATCACCCCATCACACACAAGCCACCAATCCAGTTCCGTATTTTGTTGCATCTGAAAATCAGCGGGAGACAATACAGGTTCGCCGCCGGGGTGCGAATGGACGAGAGCGACAATATTCCCTTTCATGCCAGCGGAAAGAAAATCATCAGGCGAAACCTCGAAAAAGTTTTCCGGGTCGTCTGCGATATTCTCACAGTTAATAAATTCAAGTTCACAACCAGCAAAAATAACAAAGCCACACATTTCGCGTGGCTCCAGTTCTTTTGCTATTTTCAGTATGGATTTTTTTAATTCTTCGTTCATACTTACCCCAATTTATCAACGCTTGGGAATCCACCAAAATTAACCACGTTATTTCGTAACGCGCACCCGCTAACTAATCCGCTGCACTTGTCTTTTTTCGGGTCGTTGGTGGGTTGGTCTTTTTCGTCCGCCACCGCTGCCCCGTTATAACCGCACTCCACGCCACGGTAAAGCCATGAGCAAATTGTTGTAATCGTGCGGCATGATATGTAAGCGTTGTCCGTTTCCATCGGCAAAGCTAACGTAAATGAGATGACATCCCGCTTATGCGTCGCCACTTGCTCAATAACAAACAGACTTAATGCCTCTTGCGTTGGATCGGCTTGCTTGTTTCCGCCTGCAAAGTTTACCGCGTCAAGATACTGCATATAGACCATGCGGCGGCGGACAATCGCGCCAAGGTTGTAGATTTATCATTGAGCTTCTTCATGGCTTCGCTCAAATCCAAGGTTTTATCTGCTGCTTCCTCTGCACTTTCGCCAACTTTACCTAAGTTATTTTGTAAACCTGCAATAACCCGATCCGCCGTTTCGCCGTCAATGCCAAGTAATCTGAATTTTTCCTTTAATTCCTCAACGTTTTTACCGGAACGCAAGAAACTTTGTCCCATAGATGAGAGCATTTTGTCAAAAACCTGCTTCATCTTTTCGGCTTTTTCTTGAGCGAAAGAAATTTTATTTAGAAATTCATCAACTTCTTTTTCATCTAATCCGCCGCCAACTTGGAAACCATCAAAATCGGTTCCAATTTGACGGGTTGACATTTCGTCTTGAAGTTTTTCAATTTTTTTATACTGATCTTTGATTTTATCCAGTTGTTCGGTAATTTTGAGGGAAAGAGCCGCTTCGCTTAATTTGTCATAACTTTCGGCAAGCTGATTGTTGACATCGGTCATGTCCAACGCCGCCGCGCGCGCTTCTTTGGCTTGTTGCCCGAAGTAGAATAAGGCACCGGCGGCAAGTGTAATAACACCAATTGGGCCACCAAGCAACGCCATAATTCCTTTCAGACCGTTTAATGCCTGTCCTGCTAATGAAGTTGCAACAGCAAGCTGGCGTTTAGCATCCGCTTCTTGTCGCACTAATGCAATCACTCGTTGACTTTGTGCATTTAACCGTTCTCTTAAGGCGAATCGTGTTTTTTCACTTTGAGCTAATTGCAATTCAGCATGTAATCTTTCGATGTCTGCCTGAGCTTGAACTCTTAATGCTTGAGTTTGACTATAGACAGCTTGCGCTTCTTTATAAAGCTCATTGGTGTGTTTTGCTGTGGCAATTGTTGCCTTGCTTTTTTCTATCGTAAATTGGGACAGTTTAGAAACCGATAACGATGTAAGCAGAATTGTCGCCGCTGAGGCCGCTCCTTCTAAATGTTGCGATAAGAAATCAACGCCTTGAGCAAGCTTTGTCGTAATCCCTAAACTTTGATCTAACTGTCCGGTCGTTTTAATCGCGGCTGTTTGTAAATTAGTGAAGGCATCCCCTAATGATAAAACGCGCTTAGAAAAATCTTTATCTACGGAATCTCTTGCTTTTTCTAATGCTTCAATTAAAACTTTAGCAGTTAATTTACCTTCTCCTGCCATTATGCGCAATTCGCCTGTCGTACCCCCTAATCCTTTAGCAATAGCTGTGGCCAACCCAGGCGTTTGTTCCATAACAGAATTAAATTCATCTCCGCGAAAAACGCCACTGGCAAGCGCCTGTCCAAATTGTGTTAATGCGGCTTCTGCAGCACTGGCACTCGCACCTGAAATAGCAACAGATTTTGCAACAGTCTCCGTTAATTCGGAGACTTGCAATTGAGATAAATTCAATCTATCTGCATTTTGTGCAAAGCGTTGATAGATTTGTGCAGTAGCGCCCACAGCTTGATTGGTTTTCAAAGAAATATCAAACACCGATTCTGTCGCAGCCACCATAGCTGTTTGGCTATTTGTTACTAAGCGAATACGGTTTTGCAATTCAGTATAACTATCCGCGTATTTTATCACATCAGAAATACCAGATGATAAATAGGAACCGCCCGAACTTACAATGCCCGCCCAAAAAGTACGGCTTGTCGTTTTATTAATTGTATTTGCCGCTTTCTCTATGTTATTCAAATATTGAGTAGTACGCTCTGAGAATTGTTTTGCTTTGGCCTGCGCTTTTGTAAAATTCAATTCAAATTGTTTTGCGAACTTTTGCGTTTGATAGGATGATTTATCAAGCGCCTGATTAAACTGAATTGAGTCCAAACTCAAAAGAATATTTAACGAACCTAAACTTGACATATTCACCTCATAAAAAAAGCCCGCCGAAGCGAGCTTTTAGAAACTTATAATTTAATTAATAATAACATATTTCACACGATTCTTATCTTGTTCAACTATCCTTAGTTTCTTAATACGGTTATTTTCTTTAATAATAGCTACAACAAGACAAGTTGCGAAAATAGCAACATATACACCAATAAAAGCGAGAATATAAATAAAATCAACAGCAAATAAAAGGAATAATGTCCCTAATGCAATAAGCAGTATAAAAAAGCATTTTGCTGTAAATTGAATAAAATCACGCAACATACTTACCACCTTCTATAAGTTGAAAGTAACTGTTTTTCCTGTGGGTAATTCAACCGATAAATTTAACACACCACCCATTGCTTCAATGTAACGTTTAACTGATGATAATTTAATGTCATTGCCACGTTTTTCAAGGGCGACAACTGACGGCTGAGAAATACTTAATGCTTCTGCCATTTGCTTTTGTGAAAGCTCTAATTCTTCACGAATACGGTAAAGTTGTAACTCCATTCGCATATCGTCTGCCATAGCTTTCACTTTCGCTTGCTTTTCAGCTGGAAGATTATTCATCAGATCTTTAAATTTCACGCTCATTTTCTTGCTCCTTAGTTAATTCAGAAAGGTAATCATCATAGGTTTGTTCCGCTAGGGCAATCATCTCTTTGTAAAAGAGTTTTTCTTTCTTGCCTTTTTTATCTCCGCCACATAAAACAATCGCTTGTCTGACAGGGTCGAAAATATAAAATAAACGGAATACCGATAATTTAGACTGTACTCGCAATTCTTTTAAATTGGTATATTTAGAGCCTTGCAGCGTATCCGCATAAGGTCTGCTTAATTGTGGACCTTCTGTTGATAATAATTCCAACGCCGCATAGATTTTTAATACGTCATCTTCTGCCAGCGTTTCTAACCAGTTCAAAAGTGGGTCTTGTAAAATTACTTCCCATTCTTGTTTCATACAGCTATTACCTTTCTTATTATTTATATAGATTTTAATCTATATAAGATTCAGAAGCAATAGATAATTTAACGATTTGCTAAATAATCAGCCACTCCGTCATCATCTTCATCATCCATTTTTTCTTGGTAAAACGGCATAAAATCAGATAACTCTGGAGGCTTAGACTTAGGGTCTCGATTTATCATAGCAAGCAAATGTGAAACTTGTGCAGTACGATAATCCTCTCGCCATAATCCAAAAGGCTGTTCCTGATAAAACATTTCGTATTCTTGGAGATGACGCTCTGGCATTTGCTCAATTTCTTCAAGTGTTTTGCCGAGAGAAAGTGAGAGGTTTATTTGGAACTTTCTTCGGCTTGAGAGTTTTTTGGTTCATCTTCCACAATAGCTTGCGTTAATTGCTCAAATACAACCTTATCTAATTTGGAAAGTGCGGTTAAATCATCAGGATTATCCATATCAAAAAGATTTTTACCATCTTGATCGCACAACCGCATAACAAGCGTACGCGTTAATCGATTCGGGTCATAAATTTTAGCAAGTTGCTCAGTGAGAGTTATTTCATCGTTGAACGCTAATGTAATGCCCTGCTCTTCAGCGATGCGAATTAACTCTTGTTGCTGTCCATAAAGGGCTTGATTCATTTCACCAACAGTAAACTCACGGATATAATAATTCTCGCCATTAATAATGATTGGGGTAATTTTAGGCTTATTGGCTAAAAGTTTTTCACGTAGATTCATTATTTATCACCTTTGTTTTTAATTGAATTAATAATATTTGGGAGTCGCCAAGCGATGATGAAACATACGCCTAACACTAAATAAGCTAAGGTCGTTTCCCATAACCCATATTGCATAGCTTGCTCCTTGAATAAAGGAAGAAAGTTAGTTATAATTTCCAATGAAGTTTATTCCTTTTAAGTATGGTTTAATTGGAATGAAAAACCCCGAGAGTTCGCTGCTTTCGGGGTTTTAGTTTTTATAAAGTGCGGTCAAAATTCACCGCACTTTGCGGCTATGCTGGTAAGTGATAATCGCGTTTTGCTTTTTTAATCGTTACACCAGATTCAAATTTACCTTTTACTTCACCGCTAAAATTAGGTGAGGTTTGGATAAAGCCGGTACCATAAAGCGAACCTTGATTATTTTTCAAAACCATCATCCACGGGAAGGTTTCTTTACCGTAGAATTTTTTACGTAAATCTTGTTGCATTGGAGTTGCAGGGGCGTAGAAAAAAGTAAGTTTGATTGAACCATATTCAATCTCTCCTGCTTCGGTCTCTGTACCCTCGGAGCACATTGTTGTAATATCCTCCTCGCCGAGAGTGTCGCCATCGCCTTCAATGTTTTTGATTGCGCAGAAGTTAGATGACCATTTAACGGTTGCAACTTTTGCTGTTGTGAAAGAGGTCGGCGCGTCTTGGTTACTCCAATCCACTTCATCAGCCAACGTAATTTTTTCGTTTGTAACGGATTTTACCGGGTAATAACCATCAAGAGAGCCAAGACCAGTTAGCTTAATAAAATCCCCTACTTTGGCACCATGCCCTGCTGATGTAATGGTTGCATTAGGTTTAACCGTTACGGCTGTGACTGCTTTGCCTTCGGTTAGACCAGTGCCTAAATAAAATTTAGTGCCTTGAAAAGGTGTTGTTTGTGTAGGCATATCTAGTCCTCATACTTAATTTGATATTTAAGGTTAGAAACGAACCAAGTACGATTTGTCGTATCTTGCTCGTATTCGTAGCTAATAAGAGTCATTTCGGAAATGTTTTCCGATAATTCATCATTAGATATAGCTACGCTTAATCGCTCTTTGATTTTGTCTGCAATATCATCTAATGCGTCGTCGCCTAAAGCTGTTTTCAGATAAATTGCGATATTTAATGCTGCGGTATATTCGTGATGACAGAGATCTACCTCTTCGCACGAAATCTCATCAAGAAAAACTGCAATAGCTGTTTTTTCTTGGTCAATATCAATAAATAAAGGGCGCCCAGAATAAATATTCTCAACACCCTTTATACTGCTTTTGAGCATATCCGACACTTGATGCCGAATCTTCTTATGAATTAGCATTTAATCCTCTATTTTTTTAAAATGTCACTCAACTCTCTTGTCAGTTCGACTTTGATCTGACTTGAATAATCTTTTAACTCATTATGGAAAGCCGTTGTTAATGGTCTAGATAACGGAATCTTAACAACATCAATTGAATACCGCTCTTTACCTTGTCGCTGCATAACGTGTTTACGACCATTTGCTAGAGTTTGAATAAAACCGCGTTGTATTTGATATTTGCCTATTCTAATTTGCCCTTTACTCGCTCGCATGGTTCGTCTAGGGTTTTCCAATAATCGAATTAATGGTAAATTTCTTCTATCAACTCGTATTTTTGCAACTGGTCGATTCGCTGTTGCTTTTTGGGATAATCGAGTTCGCTTACGGATTAATTTAGCTGGCACATGAATCTCTTTGGATACATTTTTTGTTCCATTTTTGATTGCACTTCTCGCCACCTTATTAATCGCTTTTGCTGCCGCTTTAGGCGCGACTTGATTAGCCAGTTTTTGGATATTAGCTTGTAATGCTGCCATCCCTTCAATTTTCACTGCCATATTTACTCCAATTGCAGCACGATCTTCCCATCTTCAAAACTAAACCCTCGCACAACATATTCCTCTGTTGAAGAAATAATGATATCTCCAAGTTTTGGCTTATATCCTGATGCTTTAAAAAGAGTGAGAGTACGCGTCGTGCCATTAATTAAGTAATCATCGGTGTAATTGCCACTCATTAGTTTTGGGCTTTCATCAAGCACAGCTTTGTATTTTTTGCCGTTGATAACATAGACGGACATCATCACATCTGATATGACTTTGTCCGCCTGTGCTAACGCGTCATCAAACGGACTAAGCGTTGATCTTGACATCGACAGTTTCCACGGTTGCACCGCTTGCGTGCCATGCAATACCTAAGCGCTTGTTAGTGCCTGCGGTAGTTGTTGCTCCGTCAGTTGCAGACCAGTACACGATCGCACCTTGTTTGATGTCGTCAGCCGCTTTTGCTTTAACGGTAAATACACCGGTAGTCAAACCAACACCAACGGCGGATTTTTCCACGTCGGCAACAGCAATCGCCACAAGGTTTTCTAACATCACTACATCACCGCTTTTTACGGCAGCGGCAGCGGTAAAACGCACGGTGTTTCCGTCTTGCATATAGTTTTTAGCCATATTTAATGATCCTTTAATTTTGATAATAAAAAACCGCACCTCGCTTAAAAGTGCGGTCGTTATTTAAGGCGTTTTAAGTTACTTATTGGTAACTTTTACAATGCCACGGTAGTCAATTACATTAACACCTGCATCAATGCGCACCTTGGTAGATACGCCATCAACAGTGAAACCTTGTTGTTGCTCCATGTATGGCGTATCAATGCCGTCAAGGTAAGAAACTTCAATAGCCTCTTTGTTGATTAAGTACCAAGATTTTGGATCGGCAACTTGTAAACGTGCGGATTTAACTGTCGGCACAATGTCACGGATTGGATTGATAATGCCAGAATTAATATCAGCTCCCTCCACACTTGCTGAACCTAGAACTTGTTTAGCACGAGTATAAAGTGAGGTTGGTAACAACATAAAATCAGGCTCAATCGCTAATGGTTCACCACGAGTATTGACAAATCCATTCATCATTTGAATTGCTTTATCAATATTGGTTACATCTAATGCGGCATTATCAAATGAGTTTTTGTGCGAGGCATCAAATAATTTTTTGCCATCTTGCGCAATCGCGTTACCAGTTAATAACGCAAACACTAATTTAGCGATTGTCGCACGTGCAGCTTGTCCCATTTTTTCAGGGATTTTTGTCAACAAGTGCATATCGTCATTGATGATTGCTTGACGAGTAATGCTAAATAATTGTCCGTAAGTCGCTAATGCAACGCTAGCGCCTTCATCGCCGATTGTGCCGTAGGTGTACTCCTCACCCTCACCAACTTGCGGTAAGTAACCAAAGTCACCTAATCCAACACGTTTCGCCGCGCGGAAGTCGGTTAATGTGCCACGAGAGGTAAACTGATCAAAGTTTTCCGCTGCGGTTTCCCAACCTTTAAGCAAGGATTTGTGCGCTACATCAATTAAGATCTGACCAAAGTCAGAGCTTGAGTGAGTAAATGCCAAACCAACCATGCTCATTGCATTTTGACCCGATACACTAATACCTCGATCAACCAATGATGCACGAGCAAGCTCACGCAATGTCATAGCATTGTAGGCGTTGTCTTTAGCATTTACTTTGTCTTTGTCGATACCTGCACGAGCCAATAAGGATTGTTTCACGCTATCACCAACAATGTTACCGTTATCGGCATAAGGCGTTACTGCTGCACTTGGGGTTGTGCCTGCACCAAGTTTTGCTAATAATTTGTCTTTGGCTTGATCTGCGGTAATTGATAAATCACCTAAACACTCCACTAACAAATCATTGTGCGTAGTACCAAACGGTGCAAATACCGCTTTAATGTCGGCGTTACGTTTATTTAATTCAGCCTGCACTTGTGCGGTGTTATCTACCGGAGCTGTCGGCGCTTGATTTACCGGTTCAGTTGGTGCTGGTTGTGCAGGAGTTGGTGTTGCTTGTGGTGCGGATGCGCCAGCGTTGCCTTGTGGCTTAAACAACATGTCTTTCATTGCTTTTGGCATATTTTCAAAGTCCTCTAATTTTCTTGATTTAATAGACGCCATCGCCACAAGTGGTTCGGCTAGTTTGTCTGCAAATCCTTGTTCAACACATTCTTTTCCGTTGAGCCAAGTTTCTGCTGATAGCATTTCTGCTAATTCTTCAGGTGTTTTTCCTGTTTTGCTTGCATAAGCTGGGATTAGCGTATTTTCGACCTTGTCTAATAAGTCGGCATATTTGCGCATATCCTCAGCATCGCCACCTTGGATGCCCCAAGGCTTGTGGATCATCATCATTGCATTTTCCGGCATGATTACCTCATTGCCCGCCATCGCAATAACGCTCGCCATACTTGCCGCCAAGCCGTCAATGTAAACTGTCACATTGGCTGGATGATTTTTCAGTAAGTTGTAGATAGCAATGCCATCAAACACATCTCCGCCAGGCGAATGGATATGCAAATTTATTTGTTTTAGATTATTACCTAAGGCTTTAAAGTCCTTAGCAAATTGTTGTGCCGAAATCCCCCACCCGCCAATTTCATCATAAATGGAAATATCTGCAGTATCGGTAGATTTAGCATTAATGTTGTACCATTTCATTGTTACCACCATTTAATTGCATTAATAAAAATGGCACTGGCAATTAAAAAGCCCAGTAACCACAAACCCCAAAATCGAAGTGAGGATAGTTGTTCATTCATTCTTCTAAACTCCTTGATAATTGAGAGAATAGTTTTTAAAATACTCATAGATTATTTCCTTTTAAATCGTTCTTAATTGGAAATTCAAAACCCGAAGTGCTACTAACGCTTCGGGTTTGTTTTATTCGTCTAGGTTTTCTCCGTCCTTTAGTGGAGATGCCCGCTCATTTAATGGCGTATTGGTTAAATCCGTGTCGAAATTCAGCCCTAATTCTCGGTTTTCATCCACCTCAACTTTACGGCGACGTTTAACTTCTGCTGGATTACTACCGCTTGCGCGTACAGCTTGGCTTTCCGTTGCTAACCCCCCTTTAATACGCTCTTTCCACGCTTGCGCTTCTTTTATTGGATCAATCCACGGCATCACTGGGCCACTGTAAACAGCGTTATAAAGTGACGCTGGATCAATATCGACTGGCACCTCAATTTCACCGCTGACAATCGCCATTTTTAACCATTCGCGATAAATCGGGCGGGAGATATGCGCAACAAAGGTATCTTGTAAAACAGAGTAGCCCTCAAAACTCTCCACCAACTCTTGGCGTTGGCTTGAGTAAGTGCCGTTATAATCTCGCGCAATACTTGAGTAACTTGAGCGAGTACCTGCAGCCGTTGCTCTTAATTGCCCATTTCGGAAATGCTCAAGGTTGGTGTTCGGACGGTTGGAATTGATTAAACCAATATCTTCACCGGGTTTTAAATCATCAATGATTGCACCGGGCGCAATTTCAAAATCACGCTCAGGGCTGTCTGCGCTATAATTTTCGTTATCTCCATAGAGTGCAGCATCCCCTTTTTTGATGTACATCGTAAAGGCGGCGGCAATTCGCGCTGCAACACGTTCGCTTTCCTCATAATCTTTAAGGTCAGCAAGGCGGACAATTACACCATGCAACATCGATACGCCACGCAATTGGTGCAAGCGCTTTTTAAACGCAAGGTGCAACATATTTTCTGCTGGCACAGTTTTAACTCGTCCAAAAGTGCGGTTGTTTTCTTGTGGGTTATCCATGTAAACGCGGTAAGACACAGGACGGCGCCAAGCATTAATCTCTATCCCTTGAATTACATTTGCCGTATCAAGGGTATTCATCGGCACAAAATCAGGCTCTAATGCCTCAAGGCTAAATGCAATGTCTGTGCTATGGGTTAGCCCCGCTACAGAACCACGCACGAGTTGGATAAATACCTCACCATCACGGAGCCACGTTCGCAACAACATCCTCTCAAGTTCTGGGCGGGTAAATTGTCCAGTAACTTCTGGTCGCACAGACCATTCCGCCCATTTTTTGCGGATTTGCTCTGCCAAATCCTCATCAACATCACCACTTAAATTTAGCGGCTGTGGCTCAATATGGATTCCTCTAGAGCCAATCACACGCTCTTCCATCTTGTCCAAAATGCCGATCACAATATCGTGATTTTGGTCTAACGCACGAGCCTGTTCTCGCAAACTTACCGCACTTTGTTTGGTCGATACGTTAGCGCCTTGGCTTTCGCGTTTTGCCTTATGTGTACGGTTTGGCATTGCTGCCTCGTATGCATTCATCACATATCGGCTTTTTGCTCGCTGTGCGCCCCATTTAGGCGAGATTGCAGCAATTGTTTTCTAATATTCCCATTGTTTAAAATCTCGCATATTTGATTCTGTGGCGTTTTACGCGCTGTCTTGTTTCCGCCAGTAACTCATTTAGCATTTGTTGATAGCGGTCACGTTGTTTTGTCCATTCGGACACTTGGTAAGATACCGATCGCCCATTAAAACTAACTTGGCTTTGGGCGTTTTCGATCTTTTCATCAAGCGTTCGGATTTTTTCTTCGAGTTCGTCTCTGTCGTAGATAGCCATTTTTGCCCCAATAAAAAACCGCACTTTTTACGGTGCGGTTAGTCAAGTAGTGGTAACTCAATTTGCAATTTGTCTTCAAAGATTTTTAGTGTTGCTTCAAGCAACGGCTTTTTACCTTTCCATTCATTCAATGCTTTACCACAAACGCTTGCTAATTGTTTTTCGGCTTTATGTTCGCCCAAAGCTTGGTAATATTGCTCAAGCAATGTCATATTGCTAGATAGCAATTGATCTTGCATAAAATTAAATGCTTTGATGTAAGCGATCTTAATTGCCATTGCTTTTTTGGTTTTATATCCCATAACCAACAACATAAAACCGTCTTTTGTCATCTCAAACATTGGGCGTTTTTCGCCTTTTTTATCGATGTATTCAACGAGACCAAAATTGGTCCGGTTAAATTCGTCATCTCCCGCCTCTAAGATTTCGCGAATATCTCGCATAACATGTTTATGATATTTGCCAAAAACCTTAGCAACTGTTTCAGATGTGGTAATTGTTTTCGCCTCTTTATTTTGTACAAATTGTTTAAAATTTTCGGGATTTGTTAATTGCATTTTCTATCTCCAAATTTAGATAATAAAAAGCCCCAACTATCTCTAGTCAGGGCTTGAGTTATTACCGCAACATATCCACCTTTTCATAGGCTCGGTATCTACCGATTTAAGGCTGTTTAGGAGTTAAAGCCAACCGCCTTTTTTGCTTCCACCACCGTTTAGCCAATTACTTTTTGTTTTTGGTTTCGGTTGCGGTTTTACTTGTTCAATTTCTACCGCACTTTCAGTTTCTTCTTTCGGTGCGGATGATTCCTTGCGGATCACGTTAGGATTTACGCTTGGCAATTTCGCCCAGTATGGGACATTGTCCTCATCGCCCCACTTAATACGCTCATAACCACGCAAAATAGCGATTGCATGGGCGTAGCAAAATAGGTCAAACGCCTCATTGTTGCCTTTACCAGGTTTGCGCCACTTGCCGTCTTGTCCTCGCTCCTCGTAGGTCAGCTCATCAAAAAACCACTCCCCGAGCCACGCAGGGAAATGGATATAGTTAGCGCCGACAGTCTCACGACTTAATGCGTTACTAATGCGATCTTTGAGCTGGTCTGTTTGTAGTAAATACAACGGCACATCACCTCGTGCTTTAGCATGACGATCTGACCGTGAGGTGTTATCAGGATAAGTGCGAGAAATCAGTTTTTGGCGTTTGGTACTATCACCTTTGACGAGATAAACGCGCTTAGATAATCCATCGCGTTTGCATCTACGCCAAAACTTATAGGCGTTATCTGTTACACCGTCCTCACCGCCGCTATCCACCGCCATTGCAAGGATTGGCATAAATCCACCCTCTAGCCCCTCGATACGATATTGTTTATTGAGTACATCGCTAATAAGCAAATCCCAGTCTTCAGGGTAGGCGGACGGATCGATCTGGAGACTTTCTCCATCGGCATTGCTCCGCATTGATGATTTAATGTTATATCGATCAATGAGCCACCGTTCGCTGTTTTCGCCATAGCCCACAATTTGAACTACAAAGCGACGGTTCCGCCCACCCTGTACGTCAACCGCAGCCAATAAAAAACGGCACCCATAAGGTACCGTTCTTTTTTCTGTTTCTTCTCTGCGCTCCATCAGCTCATCACTTCGGCGCTGTTCAAGTGCGGAGCGTGGTAAATAAGGCAATCCCCAGTCTGTATTTGTTACTGCCTTTAGCGTTTCTTCACTGCCAGTCATTTCAAATTCATGTTCAGCAGTGAGTAATTTATAAGTTAATTGCGCCCATGTTTGATAAGCGGCTGCAGGGCCTTCCAGCCAAAATGACGCAATACGAGAGTTTCTGCCCTCGCCATGGATTATACCATCTTTATCTATCGTTTGCCCTTCTTTTAGCCATTTGCCGCCAATGTTTAATGCGCGTTTCTTATCAGGATCTACGAGAGATTGACAATGTGGGCATTGTAAACGAGCGTTTTCGCTCGCCTTAACATAGTCAGTATCATTACGATAACCCACCATATTTGCCATTGATGGCTCAAACCACTCTTTGCAATGCGGACATTGCCAATAGAATCTACGTCTATCACCGCGATTATATAAAGATAAAATCCCAGTTGTTGGCGGTGCCTCGTGAGTAGTTTTTGGATGATGTTTTATATCAACAATATCCTTGCCTGGCGAACTCTCTACAAGTGTCATTCCAGCACTCATAAATGTAGTCGTACGTTTGGACGCTAAACTAAATCCGTCACCCTCGCCGTCCACATCATCGGGCCATCGGTCGTAATCTGTTAACGCAACATATTTGTAATCGGATGATGACAATACGTTAATTGACGGCCAACCAATCTTTAATAAATTACCTGCCCTAAAATATTTATCGTGGACATTGTTATCGTTTTTACGCGGGCTTAATCTTTTTGCAATCTCAGGCGAGCATCTAAAAGTGCGGTCTAAACGTTTACGACTATGCTCACTGGCTTTCTCCTGTGTAAGTTGCACCAAGAGGAAATCAGACGGATCGCAAATAATCGCATAAGTGATCCAGCCATCAATCAATCCGATTGTTTTACCAGTACGAGCTGGCCCAACAAAAATAACTGCGTCATACTCACGAGAGTTTAGGCAGTCCATCGGCTCAATGACATAAGGCGTACGGTCTTTATCCCATCTCACAAATGAGCCACCACCAAGCGGCACGCGCATATATTGTGAGACAGCTTCGGATACTTTCATTCGATTCGGCGCTTTTATCATCTCCGCTAAATCTTTTCTAATATCACTCGCTTTCGCATACATCCGTTTCATCCTCTAAGATTAGATCCGCCGATTCGTCGCGGTTTTTGTCAACTTCTTTTTGTATCCAAATAACCCAGTTTATTGGCATACCTGCGACTTCCGCCCTGTCCGCCAGTGTTTCTTGTGGCTGCAACATCGTCTTAACGATGATTGACATTTGTCTAGATGCGTCCTCGACCTCACAAACCTCGCCACGACGTTTTTTGTACTCAAGTTGTTTTAGTTGCGCGTTCCAGTAAGCCAACTGATCCGATGGAGATAATTCATCAACATTTTTCGGACGAGTACCTTCAATCAATAATTTAAGTATTTGCTCAAATGAATAGCCCTTGAAATTGGTTGTTTCTTTTTCTGGTTTAACATGACCGACTATAGCCGACATAGTGCGCCTATCACATCCTGCGATAGCAGCCATTTTGCTAATGCTGTAATAATCTTTCATAGTGCATCGCCTTAAGTTAAAAATGAACAACCAATAAACTAAAAACAGCAATAAAAGCAGTTAATTACCGTATTGTGGTGGATCGCCAAAAAAATCAAAAAACTGTCGAAAACCGCGCGCCCGAAACCCCGTGGAAAGGGGTATCCCCTCAGGAGTACCTTTTGCCGTCACGATTCTTTATAAAAATCACTCGATATATTTTTGTTTTGTCCATAAAACATAGCTTAGGACTACCCTCGAGCCATCATCAGATAGTCAAGATCAGTCCTAATGTATGTGTCTGTATATGCCAATAAAAAAAGACCGCACTTTAATTGGCGGTCTTGGTTTGGTTAATCCACTTATTGAGATTATCTACTTGGCTTGCACACTTATCTCGCTCTGCGGTTACCCTAACAAGCTGTATGACTACATCGCCGTATGTTTCCCCAGTAAATGCTGTTTTGACACAAGGTACAGTATAGGCTTGAGGTGGGTAAATATATTCTGCTTTAGTCGTGACTTTATTTGTACAAGCGGTCAAGAACAGACTGAGGCAAACGAGTGTGAGCGCAAGGCTGTGTCTTAATGATTGTTTTAACTGATTCAGCATGTTCTGTTGCTATCCTTTCTATTTCATCATTACGCTCTTGTTGCTCAATGACTGCATCACGCTCTTGTTGCAGTGCAATGGTCAATGCCTTGTTCGCATCTTCTTGCTGCTGGATGGTTTGGGCTTGTTGTTTTGTGGTTATGTTCAACTCATCTATAACACTTGATTGGTAACACAATGCGCCAAACAAAACCACTACAACAACCCCTAACGCTATGTAAATGTACTTAGTCATTATCAGTTACCATTAATGCTCGATATAGCTTGCAACGCTCATCAATGCCATTTAGCCCACCATTAATTCTTCGAGTCACTTTCTCTACCGAATTAAGATCGGCTAATTCACAGAGTTTCCAATACCAAACAGCAGCTTTAACTGATAAGTCTAAATTACTTGCTATATCTTCTGGCTCAATATCTCTACCTAACCATTTTCTAAACGCGGCATAATTATCCTTACCTGTGATCTGAATCAGTCCACGACCACGATACTTCCAACCATCTCCGCTTTTCTCATCTCCATTACCTAAACGATTAGCATAAACACGATTGGCTATGAGCTCAGGTTTGCGCTCATATCTCTTGGCTGTAAGTGGATCGGGGAAATATTTACGGAAAGTTTGAGAAAGCCCAGACCAAGAATAATTTAAGTTTTCTTTAAATCTTGTAAATCCTCCACTTTCATGCCCGCATTGAGCTAAGAACATAGCTTGTTGCATCTTAGTCACACAACCTGCTTTTTCTATTTGTTCTGAAATGGCTTGATAAACGCCCTTAACTGCATGAGGGAAAATTTTATTGAACGTCACTTCGGAAATCATCATTGTCATCTTTTTCAATTCTCCGATTAATGAATTTAAACAAGAACTCTCTAATTTTTTCAGTACCAACAAAACCAATCATCGTGCCAAGAAATGAAGAATATTCACTATGCCCAAAAATATGAGTGCAGATAGGCACTGCTACGCCAGCAATAGATGCACACATAGCTGCATCAATGAACACATATCGGAAACTTGGTTTTTTACGCATAAATCCAAGTCTTAAAATAGAAATAAATAATGCCCAAAGGGCGCTTTGAATAGAGCTAGAACTCAAGTTAATTTGTAACCAAGACCATATTAACGCCCATACATCAGGCTCTTTAATTGGCATATTTCCCCCTAATTTTTTAGGCAATAAAAAAGCCCACCTGTTACAGTGGGCGTTAAGTTCTGTTAAGATCTAGGTTACCACACCAAACTTAACAGAGGTTTAAAATGAATAAAGCAAGAATATCTCGTCAGCAAATTCTAAATAACATTCCTGAACAATATCGACATTATTTCAACATCGTTATTTTAGACATCGCCCAAGACATATATCCGCTTTTCAAAAACTTTACTGACGCCGTTAATATCTTATGCAAGCACGCACAAATTAACAAAAAGGTTGATATATTCTTCACATCATCAAAGAGTAACGGTATCGTTTCCTCAGATTGCTTAACTCTCCAATATCAAATTCACCCAGAAGCAGTCCACGTTTACTATAACGGCTGCATATTTTACGATCTCGCCAAAGCCAATTTATACCCTCGTGAAATACAAATTGCGGCTTTCCTAGAAGAATTAGCACATACTTATATGAATATCAGCGATGAGATCTTAGTTAAAAAGGTGGTGGCGTGGATGTATGAGGGCATTCATTACAATGAAAATACTGAACAGTATGAACCTATTTATTCCAAGGATAAGTAATCGCGTCTAATGGGATTTTCAAACCATTTACTGACAGTCTCTCAGCTTGAATAACATCAGAGCAAATAGAATTGTTAGCTAAAAATGCATATTTGTTTTTCAAACATTCATAAAGTGCCTTGAGCAAATACTCTGGCACTTCCTCACCATCAATCTTAATTGTATCGCCTAATGTAATGTTCATATTCCACCAACAAAAAAGCCCCGACCGTTTCCGATCAGGGCTGTAAAATTCTTTCTTGCGTTTGCTATGCGCTAAAACCGCAATATAGTACATATAATACACTTTTAGTGTGCACTGTCAAGCGGTTTATGAAGTGCGCTAATTAGTGATGACGTGTCGCAAATATACCCATCGCAATCTTGGTTTAAATTGAGTTCGTATGCTGCCAATAACAACGCCACCGCAAAGAGAATTCTGAACATAACTTATCCTTTTTCGTGAATTTGAGGTGTAAAAATCCGCCACACGATTTTTCAAAAGTGCGGTCGGATTTTGTGGTGTTTTATTGGGCGATGAGGTTTTTCGCTCTTTCCCAGTTTATTTGATTTGATGCTTTAAATGGTGCAATCAATTTCTGAATGGTCGGGAGCGTGTTTTTGTATTGTCGGCGATATTCTTGATGATGGCTGATTACCATACCCGTAAAATACGATCCGATAGTTTCTAACGGTTTGATCATATCGCCAAGCAGGGTGTTCATTTGTTTGTGTCCACACCAAAGCCAAACAAGTTGTTCAAGTTCATACTCAGTAAATTCAAACGTGTATTTCTTTTCTGGCTCAGGCAAAGCTAACTGTTGAGGTTGGTTGCGGTGCATTGCTAAGAACGCACGTAATACGATCAAGTGGAATTTTGGGCTAATCCACATTGCGTAGGAAAGCACTAATTCTTCACAAACCCATGTTCCTTGAAGTTCGGGATTGCGACCGCCGCGGACGATTTTGACCGATGCAGGATTTCCTGCAACGCTTGAATTATCTATCTCCGCAATGAGATCCTTAGTTTGCTGATTGGTCATAAATAAAGATGGTTTATGACGATTTTCAGAACCACTTGCAACATGAAGATCATTTAAAGAATATAGATTGTCGGATTGACGAATTGAAGTTTTAAGAATAGTTAAGTTTGTCATTTCGTTATTTCCTTTTGATCGAAGTCCCGATAAATCGGGCGGTCGAGAGCTCAAAACTCGTAACGAATCGAGCGGACGTATTCCCTTGCGGTGTTGTATTAGTCACACTCTCGACCATTGAGAGATAAATTTTCTTTTTATGCGCTGTAAGTCTTAATGGCAATAAAACAAACAAGGTTAGTAAATTTTACGCATAAAAAAATCACGCTGTCGGGGTGATACCGTTCGTTATAAAGGCTTTTGAGACCTTGGGTAAATCCTACCCTTGAAATAGGAGCTTGTCAAGGGTAGTAAGAGGTTACATTTCTTTATCTGAATGTGCATGCAATTCGCGGTGCGCCGCATTTGCTAAGAAATGGCTACGATCTTTATAGTAGTTACCCATTGCTGCAACACGGCGATCAATGCGCGTTAATAAATATTCAGGTAAAGACACATTAATACGCTGTTTTTTACCTAAGTATTCTGAAATATCAACGTCAACTAAAAGCCAAGTATCAAAATCAGCATATTCAGGATCGGCTTTATAGTGCGTTACGCCTTTATCTTTTAGCGTGGTAAGATCAAAACCATCTTCAACCATCGCTTCAAGCATCATTGTAATGGCTTCTGTTACCATTGGTAATAAATCATCTACATCATCAGCAGCGCTAAAACAACCATAATCTAATTGGCAAAGTGCAGGGACAATCATTCCATATGATTGATTTTCATTTTCTGGGGTTTCAACACCTACGGTAAAAATCATTTAATACTCCTCCTACTAAGCTCGGCAGAGCTTAAAGCCCTGCCGATTTTTTAATGGATTTTAAAGTTCCGATTGCTAAATCTTGTTTTGGGTGCGGAACTGGAAATCGCTTTCCAGTTTTCGGCGAGAACCAAATTTGATGATCACCTTTTCCATGCCTAACAAAATAACAACCATTTGCTTTAAGCTCCTTGATTAAGTCACCTGAGTGCATGCATCCTCCTTTGCCTTAATCAAGATGAATTATAGCACACAAATACACACAAATCAAGATGAAGTGTAATAAAAATGCGGTCAAAATCGACCGCACTTTTCAGGCAATAAATAAACATTGCTTACCTTCTGTTGATAATAGCAATAAAAGTGATGTTTTTACCGTTTTCAATCGACTGAAATATTCACGCCGTGAAATATGTAAATATCGCCAAATTTCTTGTTTTTCCCATCTCTTGATATAAGTCAGAACAAATACATCATAAAGTTCTGGCGTGACTTCTCTAATCACGCCAAGGTAGCCATCAATTTCCATTCCTAATTCATCGCTTATAGGACGCATACGATATTTTTCAGCATAACGAGCATCACATTTCATCTCTGCAAACCCTGCGGCTACACGTGGAAATTCAGTCTCATAACGAGGTGTAGCCCAATAACCAAATTCAACTGAAATCACATCAATATTCACGTAAGCTCCTTAATTTTTGCTTTGTAATACTTAATCATCGCCTTACAATCTTCAATGGTGTATTTCTTTGGTTCGTGGTCTTGGCGTTCTAACCACGCCACCTTATCTGCACCGATTTTATTGATAAGATTGATTCGATATTCAATGATATTTCCGCTCTTATGGTCATTACAGGGGGCGCATTGCTTATGCACGTTAAGCTCACAAAATCGCAATTCAGGACACGCCCCCACACTCCGATAATGCCCTGCGTGGTATTGCCCTTGATGGTACCGACCGCAACTGATACAAGGCTGGTCTTTATCCCTTAAACGGATAAATTTATTAAATACTGACTGGGCTTCTTTTAGCCATTCTGAACGACTTTTTAATTTAGCCTTGCGCTCCCTTTGCTTTTTCTTTTCTGCTCGTTCTTGTGCTTTTTGCGCATTATCTCGAGCTAATTTAATCGCACACTCAGGTGAGCAAACTTTCTGTGTTGAGCTCAAGGTTTTTATAAACGCTTTGCCGCAGACTTTGCATTTATATTCTTTCGCCATTAGCTAACCACCATATTAAACATTCCCCAAACTGCCACAATAAAAAGTACGATTTTTAACTCTAAAATCTCGTCATCGTTTAAGCGTTTCATTTAAATCCCCATCTATCGTTAAATCTCACGCCATTTTGCACGCCCCAGCTGGTAATGTACTCTATTAGGCTTGCTAGTCGTTTTACGCTCATTTGAGCAGTGCTTTCTCGTAGATTGATAACTTCCCCCTCAAGCCCGATTACCATTTCAGCCTGACCGCCTGTTGCAATTTTGTGAGCCGATACCATAATCATTTTCCACGTGTCAATGTCTCGCTTTTTACCGTTAAATTCGCACTGTTTGCTAATATCGCTTAGTAGTGCGTGAAGTTTTGAGTTCTGCTCAAGTGAGCGTGTTATTGGTTGGATTTTTACGACCAACGGCTTTTTATCGTCCGTTGGCAATTCCTTGATTAAATCTAAGCAATTATTTTTAATGCGTTGATCGCGTAAAAAGAAAGGTTTGTATTGGCTCATAACATCATTCTCCCCAGCCAAATAAAAATCGATTTGATTTTTTCTCTTCCTGAATCAATGCACAGACTTCATCGCAGAATTTTTCAAATTCTTCACGTGGCCAGCCTTCTAAATCAAATACCAAACGGCTAAATTGAACTTGAGTTCTCACTTGCTCTTTTAATTGAGCTTGTGACATCAACTCTAATTTCATTGGATCTACTTTTTCTTTTGGCGGCTCTGGCGGTGAAACCGTGTCCCATTTATCAGAATTAATTAACCATTCATCAGCGTTAATTATTTTATTCGTGGAACAGTCATACAATTCACGGTATGTCTTGTTATCTGACTTAGTTTTATCAACCACCAAGAAAAGCACTGAAATTGGCGTATCTTCAAAGGCGTTTTGAATCAAATTCAACTCGACTAATTGATTCCCAATAACTTCACGGAGTGTTTTTTCGGTGTTTCGATAGGCAATACCTGGGAACATAATGAAAAACCCAAAACGATGCGCATTGGCTAATCCTTTCAGCATAAAAACATCATCAAGTACACCTGATTTTTTCCACGGAAAATCTGCTTGAATAGCGGCCTTTTCTTCTTCGGCAAGTTCTTTAAATTTAAGTGAGAATGGCGGGTTCATTACAACACAATCACTTTTTGGCTCACTCTGATACAAGAAAAAACTCGTGTTATGAATTTCAGCATCTGGATAATTATTGGCTAATGCCGCGCATGATTCCGCTTGAATTTCTACTGCAATAAACTTACTTGGTTGAATAAATTGCTCAAGCTGTCCACTGCCTGCTGCACCATCAAAAACACTTGGATTTTTACCTAAGTACTTCTCGACTTTCCCAGCCAAATATCGGCGCAGAGATTCGCCCGTAATATATTCAGCAAATTTGTTCGCTTTCTTGCGATTGTTATGCTCTTCAAAACTCATTCTTTGTACTCCACACCTAAATCTTCTAACCCAAAATAACCGCAAGATTTTGTTCGATTAACTACACTATCTTTGCTTACCTGCGGAAAGGGTATCGGCTCAATTAAGTGACCGTTACAACGAAAACGATCGTCATCCCATTCACTGCTTGATATAAAATAATCTGGCGTATAAAAATCCTCTAATTCCGCACCGCACTTAGGGCATTTATAGCTGGTCATTGCAATGCCCCTTTCCCATAACTTTTAGCCGCATAGGTTTTGGCTTGTTGCTGTGGTTTCTCGTTGATGAATTGATACGCTTGCGCTTGGTCGCAATCGAGGAAGTGACCTCTATCAAATTTCATATAGGCTGTGCCTAATCCACCAAATCGATTTTTAGTCACAATGGCCTCGGAGTAAGGATTATCACAATCTGCCTTGTATGCGCCCTCACGGTAAAGCATGATGATTTGGCTTGCATCTTGCTCGATTGAGCCCGAATCACGTAAATCTGAATTAGCAGGGCGTTTTACTGCACGGCTATCCACATCACGGTTAAGCTGACAAAGTAAAATGATTGGAATATTGAAGTTTTTGGTAAAGGCTTTTAGCTTGCTCATGGAATTTGCGACAGCTTGGGTTAGATTTACACCACGCTCTTGCTTGTGATTCATCAGTCCCAAATAATCAATTACAACCACAGATGGTGAGCCTTTCTCGCTAATATGGTTTTCTGTAATTGCGCAAATTTCATCGGCAGATAAACCACCACGATCGACAAAGTAAACATCTTGCGACCGCACTTCTTTCAATGCGCTTGTTAAGCGATGATAGTCGCCCTCATCAAGCTCGGCAGGGTTGCGCAATTTCTTAACACTCACGCCACCTGTTGCACTCAATAAACGATCGACTAACTGGAAGTTACCCATCTCAAGGCTGAAAAATAAAACTGAACCATGATTTTTGGCGATATTGCGAGTCACTGTCAGACTAAATTCTGTTTTCCCTGTTCCTGGACGACCAGCCACAATGACAATATCGGTAGAATTTATGCCGCCAAGAATGTTATCAACCGCCTCAATGCCAGTGTAAAGCAAGCGTTCTTTGAAATCGCTTTTTGAACGTTTTTCTAAAACATCCACGTAAGAATCGACCAGTTCCCCCATGGCGATTGGCTTGATTTCCGTTTTACTGACAAGCAGTTTTTGGATTTGGTTAAGTGCATTTTGAGTGATTTGGTTGACTTGCTCCTCTTTCGCATTGGCTAACTCCCCTGCCATTTTCAACAATGCCTGTTGAGCAGTACGATTTACCCAAGCAGAATGTACTTTCTTTGCATACCCTAAAATATTTCCGCTGTAGGCATATCCGCTTGCTAATTCCGCTAGATTTGCAAAGTTTTCACCGTAGTCTTGTGCAAGCAGTAAAATATCAATCAAATCATCTTTGCGAGCCTGTTTGCGAATATTTCCGTAAAGTGCGCCAAGTTGGAATGTGGCAAACATTTCTGGTTCTAACCAACTCATCACTTCTCGAGCTTGTGGAGTCAATCCTGCAGCTAACATTGAACTGATTAGCCCATATTCGATTTCATACATTGAATTGCTCATAGTGAATTTTCCCAAGTATTTAAAAAAGTTTTAGGTTTCATGATGTAATCAAACTTAGCCACCCATCCATCTCCATTTGGGCCGCCAAAGAAGAATTTATTGGCTCGACTATTGGCTTGGCTAAGAAAGTCTTGGAAATACCCTGTAAACACTTCAACAGAACAACTTTCAACATCTGGTGTTTCTAACATTGCTTTGGCAACCTTGAGAATTGCCTTTTGTCTTTCTTGGCTTAATGTTTTTAACAAGTGAATTGGTGAACCATTAAAAACTTTATTCCATGCATCCATCACTCCTTGATAATCAACTGATATTTTTTCACGCTTAGACGTTTTTTTATTTTCGTCAGTGCGCTCTGCGTTAGCAGAATTTTCATCGTCAGATACACGGTTAATTGATAGGTTAAAAGAGTGACTGGTTATGGGTGCAGATTTTTCACTACCCCCTAGTGCAGATTTTTCACTACCTAGTGAAATATTTTCACCCCCTAGTGCAGATTTTTCACTACCCTGCTCAAGGTGTAAAAGATATAAATTTGCACTTGAACCATCTTTATTTTTTCGTGCTTTCTTGGTGACAAATCCCATTTTGATTAAATCATCAATGTGACTAATTGCACTACGTTTTGACATTTCGCATTTATCGGCAATGTATTGATAACTAGGAAAACAAATTCCATCATCATTGGCATTGTCGGCAAGTTTTAAAAGCACAAGTTTTCTAGCAGGATTGCCAACCTCACAATTCATTGCTTGAACCATTAATCTCATACTCATATTCCTAATTCCTCAATTGCTTGCTCTGTTACTCTGTCGTACTCTTCTTGGCTTGCGCCCTGCTCTATTAATTGTTGTTTTATGCCTTCGTAAGCTATAAATTTTTCTCTATCGCTTAAACTTGCTACAAATTCGTGGTCAAATAGTCTTTCCATATCAAACCACCAATCTATATTCAGCTACACGTTTTCCACTGGCCACAACCACCATTTGCTTTTCAATTTTGTGCCCTAGCTGCTTTATGTCGTAAATCCTTGCTCCTAGACGAGTGCAATTAAATCGGGTGTAAGCATCAAGCTGTGTCAATCGCTCGCCATTCAACAAAGCCTTTAGAATCTTGCCGTTTTGCGTTTGACTTGTTTTTTCGTTTGGATTAATATTTTCCATGCAGATAACCTCTGTGAATAACATTAAAGGTAGTTAGTTAAAGCCACGAAATCTCCTCGTGGCTTTTTTATTTCTTGTGTAACACAATCGCACATTCAATCGAATGTTGTGTTGCAGCCAAATGTTTACTTAATGCTTGACGGATTTTGTCTTCTTCTTGTGAAGTGATTTCACCGTCTTCTAAAGCCTTTTCTAATACAGCAAATAACAAGCCACGCGCAGAAAGCTCGTGCAGTTGTAAATTGGCAAGCTCAACCTTGTCTAATTCATCCTCTGCCACATCAGGTACAAAACGGCCACCAGCCAAACGGCATAATTCATCGATAAAATCAGTACAGCCATACTCAAGTTGCAGCGCAATCAATTCTTCGTTTTTAAAATGTTGACCTTTTGTGTGATACAAGCGGTTATTCATCTCCGCTTCTGAAAATCCGAGAAACCCTGCTACCGCACTTCTCCCTCCAGGAATCCGATCAATCATTTCGATAATAACTTTCTTCATTTCCATAATTTTTGCCTTATTTTTATGGTTTTCTTTTCAGTTGGTGTTGGTAAATTAGCTTTGAGACGGGAACACATCCTCAATACAAACTTTTGCCCCAAGTGAGTTCAGAGTTTGAACAATCTTCTGAGCAACACTTAACGATGGCGAACGCAATCCAGTCTCATAATTAGCAATTCGTGGCTGGCTCCATCCGATATGGTTGGCTAGTTGTCGCTGAGTAATCCCAAGCTGTCCTCGAATCTGTGAAAGGTTATTCATTGATAAATTTCCTTTTGTGATTTTTTTACAACTTATTTAATCACATAATGGCATTTATATCAATCACAAATTGAAATTATATGAATATAACGTAACGTGTTATTATTTGAACTAAAAGAAGGAGAAATAAAATGGCTACACTTGGCGAAAGAATAAAAGCGTATCGAGAACAGTTAAAAATCAGTCAAAAAGAATTAGCTGAGAGATGTAATAATATTGATACCAAAAGTGAGAATGCGCGTTGGGGACAACCGAGAATTGCTAATTATGAAAAAGGCAATAGAACGCCTGATCTCGAAGATATATCTATCATAAGCAAAGCACTTAATATCTTGCCTGAGGTTTTAGCCTTCGATTCAAACATAAGCCAGATCAAAGAGTCAATTTGCCGTTATCCATTATTAAGCCCAATCCAAGCAGGATTATGGACAGATATTAGATCCCTTGAGGGGTTTGACGGTTACGAGATGATCCCAAGCACAGTCATAGCCTCTGAAAACTCCTTTTATTTACGAATTGAAGGGAAATCAATGCTCCCCCGATTTAACGAGGGAGATCTGGTTTTAATCGATCCTGATATTGTGCCAACGCCAGGAAAATTTGTGGCCGCAATCAATGGCAACAACGAGGCGACATTTAAACAATACAAAGAGCTCGGTACAAGAACACCAGAAGGCATACCGCACTTTGAGCTTGTTCCGCTTAATCCAATGTTTCCAACATTAAGCTCTCTCGACCAAGAAATCCGCATTATTGGTGTGGCAAGGGAAAGGGTTGAGGCACTGTAATTGAAATGCCTATTAAGGAACTGATACTAGATATTGTTGATCTGCAATAACTCTAACCAAGACATAAGGAAGAAATATGGTAGGAGCAATAGCTTTAACAAAATTTAACGAAATATCTTCGGAAGTTGTAAATTTCCGCAATAAATCATTCGACGGAAACTATATTGATAAAGTACAAGCTTTTGCTTTTATTGATGAATTAAAGCCGCTTACTAAGACTAAGGATAAGGCTCTGGCTTTTTCACTACTTGGTACTCTTTATTGTTTGTTGGGCGACCTAAATAATATGGAGTTCAATTATCGCACCGCACTAAAATTTTCTCCTCGTGATATTCGTATTCGATTTAATTACGCAATTGATTTATACTACTCTTATCGCCCCATAGCTGCGCTTATTCAAGCGCAGGAAATGCTAAATCTTAATGTTAAAGATATTGAAATACTGTATTCAATTTATCTTTTGTTAGATAACTTAATTAAAATAAATGAGTGCGAAAAAGTAATGCAAATGATTGAAAAGCTCCCTGCCAAACAAACCCAAGATTACTTTACTTGGATTAATAACAAGAAATCTTTGCTTAGAGCATATCACGATCTAAAAATAGACCTCCCTCTACTATCAAAACTTATTGATAGCATACAATCTGATCTATCTCCGCAACATCCAAAAAGCGTTTATGTGGAGCATTACTATGATTATGATGATAAGACGATTGTCTATTCATTTATTGATGAAAAGTCAGATGTAGATTCCGCTTTTAAGTTTGATGAACAATTAACTGATTATATCATTGAATTTGAAAGGAAAAATAACGTTCACTTTCATAATTTTGTTATGATGTATGAGGCTAGATAATGATTAAGGCGAACGATATTTACAACAGAGCTAAACAGTTAGCTGAATCTACAAATGAAACAGAACAGAGAGAATGCATTAAAACACTATACTATGCCGTGCTACACAAAATACAAGAGGTTTGCGATAGCAAAGAACTTCCTAGAACTCGTGCTATAAACTTAGGAAGTCATGAAAGCATGATAGAAAGAATAAATGTACAAAATCTACCCTCAGAAAAACAAATTGTGTCATATGCAAAAAAATGAAGAAAAAAAGAGTGGATGCCGACTATATTCTTTCGTTAAATATCAACAGTAAAGATGTTCAATATCAGATTTTATGGGCTGAGAAGTGTTGGCATTTATTAGACAAACAATAAACAGTTTATAAACCGCCTCACTGGCGGTTTTTATTAACATTTAAACTCCGCAATCAACTCCTCTAGCACAATCCTCTCCTGCTCATTAGCACGCACAATCCTCAACTCTTCATCTACGCGCGACACTATCTCATTAATCCCTAAGCTATTAATCCCTTCACAATTCAGAGAGATTAGCCATTTTTTAAACTCTTTTTTCATAATTCGCCCTCCTTATCGGCAGGGACATAATAAACCAACCTCAATTTAAACCAACTATCACTACCAAAATTTGCGATCAGCATCGAAAAAATCTCAAAAACACACCACAAAACACAAACTTTGCTTTGCAACCGATTAAAAAATAAGCAATTAAACTCTATTTCAAAAAATTTATTTCTTTGAAAATCAACAATATAATCACATTTCGAAATATTTATAGGTAAATAAATCACATATTGTATTGATTACATTATTTCAAAGTGTGATAATAACCCCATCAAAACGAGATACACAATCTCGATGCTCTTTAAAAATTTGAAACAGGTTAGTGATGGGTTTTAGTGAGTTTATCAAGTTCGCTGATGATAAAAGGCTTAATCAATGTATTCACTTCATAGCAATTATAAACCCAAGAGTGCGAAATGAGATTCAGGCTAATCAACTTCTCAATAGCCACCTTGGTTTTAAAATCCTCACTCCAAATTCGCTCGCCTAAGCAAGATGATACAAGAATTTCCTTTTCCAGTTCGGAGAGATTGGAGAGCAACTTAATTAGCTTATCAGATTCCGAGTACGTGATGGAAACTTGGCGAAATTTAGTAAAAGCAAGCTTTATGCCATTACAAAGTAAAATCCAAGCCCCAGTGGAAAGTAGCGTAAAAATAATACTACCTAGAGCGGAAAGAGGAAACCAATTAGGAAAGAATATCGGGGTTTTAGCATCCATATCTGCCGCTAATTCAGGAGGCATAAAGTAAAAACTGCTAAATAAGAAAACGAAGAACATAGTCATATGAGTGAACACAACCTTAGTCAATATAGTGTTAAGTAGTTTGGCGTACTCTTCCATAATGTTTCCTCTGATTAAATTGTAGTCGCAGAGAGCATTGTATTCCTCGATGTAGTCGCATACAAGAGGACTTGAGCCTTACAAGTATAAAGAAAGGCACTCATCATTAACCTGTTTTGAATTTTCGACAATTTGGCTACAGAATCACAGTGCATAACGGTATTAAGCGGTCGTTAGATTAAAAGCCCTAACCTACTTAATAACACTGTGGTTTAAAGTCTGCCCATGCAAAGCCAGTGAAAAACGGTGTAGTTGCCGAAAGTGGAGCTCAAGCAGGCGAATATCCCAATGTGGATATTTCAAAACACATTTGCTAGTACAGAGACACAACGGCATGTGAAACCGTTGCGAATGATAGATGAAGTGTGTTTTGAAATGGTAACAATAAAACAAACGAGGTTAAAAATGGAAGAAAAACAAGAAAACAGCCTATCTGATAACGATAAAGAACTAATCAAACAGGCTGTATTAGAAAGTGCAGCAAAAAATACTAATTTTCCCCCAGATAAACTAGCCAAATCAATTTGTGATGCTATTTATCTGATTGATTCTTATAAGCATTGAGAATATGAGGAAGTGATATGCTATCATCTAATGCTTCAAAGCGTTTTGATAACATCTCAACAAAATCAGCAATGCTCTCAGCTGAATTTCGATTTAAGTAGGTAAATGGCAATGCTGTTGATGAGCTAGATGTTTTAGCAATATCTCTCGCCAAAAGCAATGCTAATGTATCGGCTTTTGCTTTATTCATAATTTCTCCTTATTTGTGTTGTGGTTGGGGAAATTATATTCCTTATGTGTTGTGGTGACAATAAGGGCTTGAGCCTTACAAGTATAAAGAAAGGCACCCTATCTAGACAAAATCAGCATAGACTGATTGCACTACTCCACTGACCGCCTGAAAAGTGCGGTCTTTTTTAATATTTGACACCGCCCCTACTTCAGATTAAGATACCCCCACTTTCAACAGAAAGTCGATAGCCACAATTAAGTGGCTTTTTTTGTATCTGAAAACAGGGAGAAATTATGGAAACTTCAGAAACTAGCGCAAGTCAACAGAAGAAAGGTAATAGTTTTGAACTAATGCTATTTGGCTGGTTGTGCTATATCGGTGCAGTTGTATCTATTGGATATGGTCTTAGTAAAATTATGATGTATAAAAATTTTGGGCCAGATCTATCAAGTTTGAATGTTAATGCGTACGTAGGCGGTGATGGCTACAATTACATAATTAATGGCACTTATGCCACAACATTCTGCGCACTCGCTGCAGCATTAGCCATTATTGGGAGTACTTGTTTTATTGTGAATGCTATCAATAAAAAATAACATAATTTAATTTGACAAAAACCGCCATCAACGGATAAGATAACCGCACAACAATTTCTTCTAGCGGTTTCCGCACCCGACAGCATAGCGGTTTTTTTATGCCTAAATTTCCGATCCTCACATCTGAGGAACGAAAATAGATCAAAGATCGGGTCGAGAGAACGATATACAATACATCTGAATAAGTTCCGCCGTCTAGAAGCGGTTGTTGAAGCCCGATCACCCTACAAAAGTGATCGAACGATAAACAAAACTTCTAGGGGCATAAAAATGTCAAACTTAACAATTCTCAAAACTTCTATTCGTTCATACGAAAATCTCTTTTCATTAAATGACCTTCATATCGCAAGTGGCGGATTAGAAAAACATCGTCCAAGTTTATTTGCTCGTAATGAACAAACTAAAGAACTGATAAAAGAGATTGAAAATGACCGAAGCACAAAAACGATCTTCGCTTTAAAAACAATTCGTGGCGGTTCTGATATTTCAAAGCAAGGTACGTGGGCTTGCGAAGAATTAGTGCTTTCCTACGCAATGTGGATTAGCCCTAAATTCCACTTAATTGTATTGCGTGCGTTTTTAGCAATGCACCGCAACCAACCGCAACAGTTAGCTTTGCCAGAACCAGAAAAGAAATTCACCTTTGAATTTACCGAGTACGAACTCGAACAACTTGTTTGGCTTTGGTGTGGACACAAGCAGATGAATACCTTACTTGGCGATATGATCAAACCGTTAGAAACTATCGGATCTTATTTCACAGGAATGGTGATCAGCCATCACCAAGAATATCGCCGACAATACAAAAACACGCTCCCAACCATTCAACGCTTAATTCAGCCATTTAAAGCGTCCAATCGAATGAACTGGGAAAGAGCGAAAAACCTAATCGCCCAATAAAACATCGCAAAATCCGACCGCACTTTTTTAAGCCTGCGGCGGATTCTCACACCCCAAATTCAACAAATCGACTAAAAAGGAAACAAAATGAAACATTCAAAAGCCCCATTACGCCAAGAAAAACAAAGCTTCACGCACTTTATGAATGGCAGTGAAAAATGGCTAAACAGAATCTGCTATTTTCTCGCCGCCTTGATTATTGCCCTGATTGTAGGCGGAATTAGCCTACACGCCAATGCCCACCCAACCGATTGGCACGATAACGAATTAAGCCAACAAATCCAAGCTGAAACACAGTGTGAACTGAAAGGTGGCATATATGAAAATGGCGTATGTTTACCACCAAATCTCACACTCACAGCAGAAAAAGAATTGCAGGCTTACACTGCACAAAAACAAGCAGAAATTAACCGCACTTGGAGTAAACAATGAAACCTTCCGATGATTACTACTATCAACTTGACGCCGCTTACCAACGTAAAGTGGATTGGCAAGCAGGCTATGAAATCGCCTTAGATGAAGTCGCCACTGAAATCGACAATGATTTAAAACAAGGCGACCAAACGCATTATCACGAACTCACGGAAATGTTGTGTGATAACGATAATTTCTGGCTTGCCATTGGTAGCGGTGCAAGTTATGAGCCTTATAGACAAGAGGCGATTAAGAAAATCGCCGAGCGTGAATTACACGATAGAATGAATGATTATGACCCAGATTAATGGAGGGGCGAGATGACAAACCAAGTTCAACATCAACAAAATAAACAGACTCCTGCGCTTAAAACATTTTTTGAAAGTGCGAATGTGCAAAATAAGATTAAGGAACTTGTTGGCAAAAATGCGGCAACCTTTGCAACAAGTGTTATGCAAATCGCCAACAGCAATTCAATGCTTAAAACTGCCGATCCAATGAGCATTTTTAACGCGGCTTGTATGGCGGCGACACTAAATTTGCCACTACAAAATGGCTTAGGCTTTGCCTACATCGTCCCTTTCAGAAACAACAAAGAAAAGAAAACCGAAGCACAATTCCAAATTGGCTATAAAGGCTTTATCCAACTGGCACAACGTAGTGGTCAATTTAAACGCTTAGTCGCATTGCCTGTGTACAAAAAGCAACTTATCAAAAAAGATTTCATCAATGGTTTTGAGTTCGACTGGGAGCAAGAACCCGAGCAAAACGAAAACCCAATCGGCTATTACGCCTATTTTAAACTGGTAAACGATTTTTCGGCTGAACTCTATATGAGTCACGATGACATCGTCAAGCACGCTCAACGCTACAGTCAAACATTTAAAAAAGGCTATGGCGTATGGCACGATAACTTCGAGGCAATGGCATTAAAAACCGTAACTAAGTTATTGCTATCAAAACAAGCTCCACTCTCTGTTGAAATGCAACAAGCCGTATTAGCCGACCAAGCCGTTGTGAAAGATGTAGAAAATCAAGAGTTCAACTACACCGACAATATTCAAGAAGCGGAATTTTTAGCGGTTGTTGATGAAGCCACATTCGAACAATGCAAACAAAGCATTACCAATGGCGAAACCACCCTGCAAGAACTTTGTGATAGTGGGGCGTATGAGTTTAGCCAAGAGCAGATTGCGGAGTTGGAGGCAATTGAGAATGGAAATGTACCAACTCAAAGCTAGATGCTCTGGCTTGGCTGATTTAATGGTAAAGCCTAAAAGCGGTAACGGAATATCTGCTACAGCAAAAAGTGCGGTGAGAAAGATAGTGAAATTTGATTTATTCGGTTATCGAGATTTTGAGGGGAATAAATACACCGAGAAAGGTATCGCACTGGAAGAACAAGCCATTAAATTAAGCGGTCGTAAACGTGGCTTACCCCTTAAAAAGAACACGGAAAGACGCGAAAACGATTGGATTACAGGCGAGTGCGATATTTATGTGCCAAGCCGAAGATTAATCATAGACACTAAATGTTCTTGGGATATTGGCTCACACCCTTTTTTTGCTGATGAGGCAGAAGAAAAAGCCAAAAAAGCGGGGTATGACGCACAAATGCAAGGCTATATGTGGTTATGGGATTGTGATGAGGCGCAAATTGATTTTGTCCTCCTGCCTACCCCTTACGACCAATTATCAAGCTATGACGACCCAAACAGATACATTGACTTGGTTGAGCAAATCCCCCAAGAAAAACGTATCACGACGGTCACAATTAAACGTGATGAGAAAGTCATTGAGAAAATCAAGGAGAGAGTAGAAATTGCTCAAGAATATTATCAACAACTTATACAGGAGATGCGCTAATGGCACGTAATACCAACACCGTGATATTAGTCGGTTATTTAGGCAGTGACCCAGAAATCCGCCAATTCCAAAATGGCGGGCAAATTGCCACATTTAATCTTGCTATCGGCGATGATTACCGAGATAGACAAGGCAATACAGTTAAACGTACGCATTGGATACCTATTGTGGTGCATGGCAATTCTGCTGATGTAGCAAGACAATATCTGCAAAAAGGCTCAAAAATCTGTGTAACAGGAAAACTAGTACAGGAAAGCTGGCAAGACCAAAACGGCAATAATCGCACCGCACTTAAAGTAGCAACACAATCCTTTGAAATGCTAGACAGTAAGGCAAGCAGTGAAACACAACAGCCAAGCAAAGACAAAGAAAAACCTGGCCCATTAAACGCAGCAGCAGAACAAGATGGGTTTAATGATGATATTCCGTTTTGAGTTACACCACAAGCCACTAACCAATAGTGGCTTTTTTTATTGCTCTCAACCCAGCTCGCTTAAGCGAGCTTTTTATTACCCCAAAAAAATAGGAGAAATAGAATGATTAGAAACAGTAGATGGACACCTGAGGTTCCACGCCCAACACTTAATGATGAACATTTATTTGCAGCCTTTTTAAAGGAGTGGGTAGAAAAAGAATACAAAGATGAAGTTAATTCAGCCAAAAAGTACTTTGAAGATGAAGAATTTGATATTGAAGATTTTGGCATTTATCAAAGCATTTTAAAAGAGTGGATAGGCGATAATGAAGACACCGCTGAAAATCTTATTAAATGGCAAGGCTGGGATTATCGCCAAGCCAAAGAATTTGAAGAAAAAAATCTTGAGTATGATTTTGATAAAGAAAATAACCGCCTATCTAAACAATGGGTAACTGACAATGTTTATACATTGCCTTTTTCTGTCGGTAGTCGCGTAAAATTGGGTTTAAAAGAAGGTATTATTATGGAGGATAAAAATAATAATTACCTACCTTTTGGAAAAGTGTGCGTATTAGCAGATAAACAGGCAGCAAAAAATAAAAAATGGCAAGATCAAGGAATATCAAGTAGACATGGTGGTTATATTGTTAATTGGGAATCATTGGAATTGATAGAGGAAAAACAATGAACAGTATTAATACTGAATTCTTGCAACAGCAGATTGCAGATACGGCATATCATCAACTGGATGGGACAACAATCACTATTGCTGTTATCAAGTTGCATTCCGGATTTACAGTTACCGGTGAAAGTGCTTGTGTAGATCCAAATAACTTCGACGTGGAAATTGGCAAAAAGATTGCTTATGAAAACGCTTTTGACAAGTTATGGCAACTCTTTGGTTTTGAGCTTAAGCAAAAAATCGGTGGCGATTGGATTTATCGGTTGCAACGTGAACGTAACGAATTGGCTGAACGACTTGATAAGTTAAAAGCCTATCTTGACGGAATGAAGGAATGTGATCCAGACCGATTGAAGTTATTGAATAAACAAGTGGGTGCTATGGATGATTACCTCGATATTTTAAATCAACGTCTAGCGTATGTCTAAAAGCTAAACATAAAGCCTCTTGCCAAAAATGCAAGAGGTTTTTATTGGAGTAAATATGACTGAAGAATTATTAAGATTAAAAAACACGGCAAGAGTATTAGATATTAGCCGTTCTACTCTTTTACGAAGAATGAAAGATGACAAGGATTTTCCCGAGCCAATAAAAATCGGCAGATTCCTCTACTGGAGATCTACCGACATCCAACGTTATATCGACTGCAAACAGGCGCAAATGGCTAATTAATCTGATGTTAAGCACATTGCAGCAGATTCTCTCGCCCTCTCCTCAACAAAATCCCCCCACCACTGCATATATTCGATCCGTTGCGTTAGGTACTTAGCTTTATTGTAAGTACCACGCACGGAAGAATATTCAAAGTGAGCAAGGCAAACTTCAATAATTTCCGAGTTAAATTCGGCATCATTCATTTCGGTACTAAAAATAGATCGCAATCCGTGGGCCGTCAGTGTATTTTGATACCCCATTCTCTTAATGGCTTTGTTTGGGGTTTCCTTGTTCATTGGCTCATTTGAGTTTTTAAACCCGGTAAAAACATACTTTTGATTGCCTGTGAGTTTCTTCATTACAGCAAGGACTGCAAGCGCTTGTTTTGATAGTGGCGCAATAAAATCTTGTACCTTTCCAACTCTCCCCTTCATCTTGTGCTTTGGTATGTACCAAAGTTTTTCATCAAAATTAATCTCACTCCATTCCATTTGTGTTAATGCGCCAACACGAGTAGCGGTCAACAATAGCAATTCGATTGCGCACCGAACCTCTAAAGACATTTTAGAGGATTGAAGCGCTGCAAAGAATTCAGACAATCGTTCTGGTGGGATTGTCGGGTTATTTTCCGCTATGGGTCTTAAAAAACCTTCAGATAAATTAGCAATAGGATTGCTATGCAACAACCCAATATTCACGTCAAGGGTCATTATTTTGCTCATATACCCGATAACTCGATGTAATGTGTCTAGTTTCCCCTCTTTTTCTAAATACTTTAATTTGTTTCGTGCCAATGGTGCAGATATGTTTTTTAGCTCCATGTGGCCAAAGTGCGGTAGCAAATGGCGAGTAACGCGATCGACAATATCATCATAAGTAACTTGTTTTAAATTCCCTGCTTTTACCTCATGATGTTTGAACTCAAACCATTTTTCAGCAAGTGTAGAAAACAGATTTTCTTTTTCCTGTAAGGCTTCCTGCTCGAGAATAAAATTATGCTCTTGCGGATCGATATTTTTTGCTAATAGGCCCCGGTACTCATCACGCTTAACCCGAGCATCCGCAAGCGATAATTCAGGGTAACTCCCTAAGCTAATAATCGTTCTTTTTTTGATGATTGGCTTATAATATTGAAATCGCCATATCTTAGATCCGGTAACACGAACAAATAAAAATAGACCATAACCATCGGACAAAGAATAATCTTTCTCTTTCGGTTTAGCTTTTGTAATTTCCGTTGTAGTGAGTGGTTTAACGAGTTTCGGCATATGGAACCTTGGTATTATCAATTCAGCGGGAATGGTATTACATTACCTTTTTCCTGATTTTTAGTATTACAAACACAGAAAAATTGAAGTTATGATACTAAATGTAATACTAAAATCATGAAATTGAATGATACTCTATGAAACTCTATGAGACAATAAAATAAACCAAAAGACTATAAGTGATTGATTTTATGTTATGAATGGAACTTTATGATACTTTATGAAAAGAAAAGATGGTGCGACTAGCTGGACTCGAACCAGTGACCCCCACCATGTCAAGGTGGTGCTCTAACCAACTGAGCTATAGTCGCACTGTGTGAAGTAGTCGTGATTATAGATATTTTTAACTTGAACACAAGTATTTTTCTTAAAACCCGATATAACTGGCAAAAAAGTAAACAAAACCAGCTTAAATAACTGAGCCGTTTTTGATTTCCAAAAGTTTTAAGCGTATAATGTGCACCGATTTTTTATCTGGCTAATATGTAGCGAAGTAAAATAACACCTTTAAAATTTTGTAATTATTGACGGAGTAAATAATGTCTAGAAGACTAAGAAGAACGAAGATTGTATGTACTATGGGCCCATCAACTGACCGTGATAACAATCTTGAAAAAATTATCGCAGCGGGTGCAAACGTAGTTCGTATGAACTTCTCTCACGGTACACCTGATGACCATATCGGACGTGCTGAACGTGTACGTTCTATTGCGAAAAAATTAGGTAAAACCGTGGCAATCTTAGGTGATTTACAAGGTCCTAAAATTCGTGTTTCTACTTTTAAAGACGGTAAAATTTTCTTAAACGTTGGCGATAAATTCATTCTTGATGCAGAATTACCAAAAGGCGAAGGCACTCAAGAATCCGTTGGTTTAGACTATAAAACGCTTCCTCAAGATGTTGTGCCGGGCGATATTCTTTTATTAGATGATGGCCGTGTTCAATTAAAAGTATTATCAACTGATGGTGCAAAAGTTTTCACTGAAGTTACTGTTGGTGGTCCATTATCAAATAATAAAGGTATCAATAAATTAGGTGGCGGTTTATCTGCGGATGCCCTAACAGAAAAAGATAAAGCCGACATTATTACCGCTGCACGCATTGGTGTTGATTTCTTAGCCGTTTCTTTCCCTCGTTCAAGTGCAGATTTAAATTATGCACGTGAACTTGCTCAACAATCAGGTTTAAATGCAAAAATCGTTGCTAAAGTTGAACGTGCAGAAACCGTTGCTAATGATGAAGCCATGGACGATATTATTTTAGCATCCGATGTAATTATGGTTGCTCGTGGTGACTTAGGCGTAGAAATCGGCGATCCTGAATTAGTCGGTGTACAGAAAAAATTAATTCGTCGTTCACGTCAATTAAATCGTGCTGTAATTACAGCGACTCAAATGATGGAATCAATGATTAGTAACCCAATGCCAACGCGTGCTGAAGTAATGGACGTTGCAAACGCAGTATTAGATGGAACTGATGCAGTTATGCTTTCTGCAGAAACAGCAGCAGGTCAATATCCTTCAGAAACAGTGGCAGCAATGGCTAGCGTATGTTTAGGTGCAGAAAAAATGCCAAGCATTAACGTTTCTCGTCACCGTATGGATAAAGAATTTGAAACTATTGAAGAATCTGTTGCGATGTCTGCAATGTATGCAGCAAACCACATGAAAGGTGTAGCGGCAATCGTCACTTTAAGTAGCACAGGCCGTACTCCATTATTAATGTCACGCATTAGCTCTGGCTTACCAATCTTTGCTTTATCTCGTAATCAAGAAACCCTAAACCTTTGTGCACTATACCGCGGTGTAACACCAATTTATCACGGCGAAGAAAGTCGTACAGAAGCAGGTGCAAAAGCAGCACTTCAATCATTAAAAGAAAAAGGTTATTTATCTACTGGCGATTTAGTGCTGGTAACCCAAGGTGGTCAAGGTGCGACACAAACTAACGTATGTCGTACATTAATTGTTGAATAATCAACAATCTAAATATGTTAAAATAAAAGAGCGGTGGATTTTTCCACCGTTTTTTATTTCCTTTTTCTACCGCACTTTTCACTTAAACCCAATAGATATTTGCGGTATCATAGGCGACATTCTAGTATCGAAATAAGTCCTATGGCATCACAACCTCAAATCAAATCTTCAGACAAAAAAACAGCACAAGTTAGCATTCCTCCGCACTCAATTGAGGCTGAACAAGCCGTGTTGGGTGGCATCATGCTGAGCAATCAACATTGGGATGGCATTGCTGAACGTGTGATTGCTGACGATTTTTATACTTTTCAGCATCGTCTAATTTTTACAGAAATGGAACATCTAATGCGTAATCAATCGCCTATTGATTTAATTACGCTAGATCAAGCCTTAAGAAGCCGTGGTGTAAGCGATGAAGTAGGTGGATTTGCCTATCTAGCAGAGCTTTCCAATAATACTCCAAACGCCATTAATATTTTGGCTTATGCAGATATCGTGCGCGAGAAAGCCATATTACGAGAACTTATTTCGGTAGGAAATCGCATTGCTGAAAATAGCTATTCTCCTAAAGGGCAAGACATTAAGTTAATTCTTGATGAGGCTGAGCGTGAAGTATTTGCGATTGCAGAAAAACGAACAACTTCTAGCGAAGGCCCACAAAATGTGATCAATGTGCTAGAAAGTACCATTGAAAAAATCGATATTTTAAGCAAACTTGAAAATCATTCAGGTGTAACAGGTGTTACGACGGGCTTTACCGATCTTGATAAAAAAACGGCTGGTTTACAACCTTCTGACTTAATTATCGTTGCAGCACGTCCGTCAATGGGTAAAACCACTTTCGCCATGAACCTTTGCGAAAATGCCGCAATGGCAAGTGAAAAACCCGTTTTAGTATTTAGTTTAGAAATGCCAGCAGAACAAATTATGATGCGTATGATCGCTTCCCTTGCTCGCGTTGATCAAACTAAAATCCGTACAGGGCAAAATTTAGATGAAATCGAGTGGAACAAAATTGCCAGCGTAGTAGGAATGTTCAAGCAAAAAAATAATCTTTTTATCGATGATTCTTCAGGTCTAACACCTACCGATGTTCGTTCCCGGGCACGCCGAGTTTATCGTGAAAATGGTGGATTAAGTATGATTATGGTGGATTATTTGCAATTAATGCGCGCACCAGCATTTTCAGATAACCGAACACTAGAAATCGCAGAAATTTCTCGCTCCCTCAAAGCTCTCGCCAAAGAATTACAAGTGCCAGTAGTCGCCCTTTCTCAGTTAAATCGTACCTTAGAACAACGTGCAGACAAACGCCCTGTAAACTCAGATTTACGTGAATCTGGCTCTATTGAACAAGATGCAGACTTGATTATGTTTATTTACCGAGATGAAGTGTATAACGATAACTCGGAAGATAAAGGTGTTGCAGAAATTATTATCGGTAAACAGCGTAACGGCCCAATTGGTCGAGTGCGGTTAAAATTTAATGGACAATTTTCACGCTTCGACAATCTCGCCGAACAACGTGAATATCGAGATGATTATTAA